CTTCGCCCTCAATAAAGCATGAGCCAATAGGAATTGTCTCAAAAAGTTGCTTTGTTTCGTTATTTATTCTTTTAATTTTCATTTTACTTTACCTCTACCTTTTCGATTTCACATTCTTCATAACCGTAACTATCGCCCGTGTCAAGCCAACGAACTTTGTAATAAATAAGGTTGTTGTAGAAAGACTTATCTATCTGAATAATAACACCAAAGAAATTATCCTTTCCTGTCATATCACGGTCCTTGGCAAATCGAACAAGGTCACCGATTTGGAACATTATTGTACCTTCTTAAACATATCATCGTGATACCAAGCATCCCTAAAAATAGGATCAAAAAATTTAACTAAAAACATAGGATTATGTAAATGATCTTTTGAATTATCTTTTACAATAAATCCAATCCTTCGTTTATCTCCTGCGATTTCGATTATGTCTCCTACTTTAAATTTCATTGAGACACCTTTTCGATAAAACCAAGACTTACCCAAAATGGTTCATCGCTCGTATGATTTAGTGGCTGAATTCTTACAACGTTAAAACTATTATAAGTTGTAGCCTCAATAACTACTCCAAGATAGCCATAAGACTTGTTTTTTACAATGTCACCTACTTGAAAGTTTGTCAAGATGCTTTCTCCCATTTCCAAGAATCATCAACCCAAGTAACAAGGTAGGATTCAATGTCATTACTATAATCATCATTAGTTAGAGGAAGCATATAATAATACATTCCATCAACGATGTCTGAAACAACAAAGTAAGAAGCAATAAAACATTTGCTATCATCAAATAGTGGATCGTTATAGAGAGCAATATCACCAATTTGGAATTTCATTAGGATACCAGCACAAGAGAAGATGGTGCATAAGGAAAGTCAGATGGTGGCGGATAACCGTTATCAATAACATTTTGGTAATTAAACCAACATACATAATGAAAGTTACCTTTATTAAAGTTATCAATACCTGTAATAAATCCATAAACTCTTTTATTACCACGAAGCCTAACAAGGTCACCAATCTTAAAGTTGTTCATTACGACACCTTCTGATAATAGCCATGCCTTACATTTAGTAAAGTAGACAAAACACATTCTCTTCCACTATTAAAATTCATAATGGTATAAGTAGCGTATGTCTTATCTACTACCAAATAGTATTCATTTTCTCTAACAAGAATGTCGCCAATTTGAAACATTATTTCACCTTTTTAAGCATATCATCGTGATACCAAGCACTTTTAATAATGTTTATTCGTTTACCCTTCTAACGATACGGAAAGCTTCACACGAATAAGCACCCCATTTACCATTAGCAATAACTCTATATTTCCCATCATCAAGTCGCTGGGTCATCCATTCAAGCCAACGACCGTTAATAGAACTTCCCTGCGAAGGTCCGCTGACAACGATTGCCTCAACATCATCGTGCCAAATGGCTTGCGTTTCTTTAATCCACGGAACTTCGGAGTGAGGTTGCGTTTCTTCAATCCACGAAACTTCGGAGTGAGGTTGTGGTTCTACACGATTATAACGAAGCATAACAATATCTCCAATTTCAACAATATCATTTAGCATTATTTCCTCCGATTAGGGAACCCACTTTTGACTACCGCTTTCAACCAATAGGATATCGCCCCTCTCGTTCACCGTCAAGGTATCAATTGAAAAGAACTTTCTATCCTTAATAATCTTTTGTGTAAGAACCTTTACCTTTTCGTTAGGATTAAAATTAAAGCTTTCAATAGCTCCAAACTTTCCAAAAATCACGGAAGTTTCATCAGTAATATGACTATCAAGATATTCTGTCAACTTCATTTTACTTCCTCATAACTACGGTTCTCCTCGCCGCAGGTGCAACGGTCATTGAAACCTGCCAGCCTCTCGATCTCGCGCCATGCCTCGGTGATGTGAGGCGGATCGCGCCAGTCGATCGCTGGGTTGTAGTAGAACTTGTAGAGATGCCTTAGGGTCTCGATTGGGATCTCGATGGACGGCATTACTTCTCCTTCGTGTCATCGAACACATTGTAAGGTGGGTTCGTTCGTCATACTTGAATCGTATCATCAATAAAAATAAGGTCAAGAGGGATAAAAAGAAAAACCCCCAATTAAGGGGGTTTGTTTTAAATGGCTGGCCGTGCAAGAATCAAACTTGCGTAAAAAGATTAACAGTCTTTCATTCTATCATTGAATTAACGGCCAATAAAATGTGTGGGAGCAGTTGGACTCGAACCAACGAAACCTAAAGGTGTCAGATTTACAGTCTAATGCAATTGCCGCTATGCGATGCTCCCTAAGAGTAGTCCCAACGAGAATTGAACTCGTATCTCAGCCTTGAAAGGGCCGCGTCATAACCACTAGACTATGGGACCATGTGAGCCAAAAGTCGGATTTGAACCGACGACCTACGCATTACAAAAGCGTTGCACTACCCCTGTGCTATTTTGGCGTATTTATTAAATATTTGTGCGTAAACCAACCTTGATCAATTGAAGTTTTTCGTCTATGACAATTAGCACACCTTACATCACACTTATTAATTTCTTCTTCAATTTTTTCAATTGATGTGACTGATTTTACTAAGTCTGATATGTTTGCTACCTTATTTCCTCTATGATCAAATTCTAATACTCTTGGATCTGTTTCACCACAATCAATACAAGGATTTTGTGTTAGATAATTAAAAACAAACTTTCTGTTTCTATCTTTTCTTTCTCTTCTTCCTCTATTGATTGCAATCATTTGCGACTCTTTATTGTCTTTGTAGTAGGTTGTGTTTTTCTTTCTACTACAAACTTTACAATAAGTCTGTAATCCGTCTTTTCTCTTGTTGTGTTTATTATATTCTGTAAGAGATTTAATTTCAGAACATTTAGAACATTTTTTAGTTTCCATTGTTTCTCCTACAGTAAATAGTAGGAGAAACTATTAAACACCCGTTGGTTAATTAAAAGTGGTAGGGGTAGATGGAATCGAACCATCATCAAGAGATTAAAAGTCTCACGCTAGACCTTCCAGCTATACCCCCAAAAGTGGTGGGAAGAAAGGGACTTGAACCCTTACGCTCTAAGAGCAAAGCATTTTGAGTGCTTCGTGGCTACCATTACACCATCTTCCCAAATTAAAGTGGTGGCTCCTGCGAGAGTTGAACTCGCAAGCCCAAAGGGCGGCAGATTTTAAGTCTGCTGTGTATACCATTCCACCAAGGAGCCTTAGCCCTGTCTTTCCAGAGAGTCTTTCTTACATTCTTATCTTAACTACTCACTTCATAGTTGTCAAGAACTAATTTCAGTTTCTTTTGCTTTTTGGTTTGCTTAGAACTACTTATTAATAAGGAGACTAAGAAATGCCAAACAAACCAAAATTAATTCAAACTAATTGTACTGTATGTTCAAATGAATTTACTACGACATTAAGTAATCTCAAAAGAGGATACGGTAGTTATTGTTCATCTGATTGTCGATACAAAAACAAAAGAGAAACATTTAAATGCTCTTATTGTTCAACTGAATTTATCAGTATGAAATCACGAATAAGAAAAAGTAAAACCAATAATCATTTTTGTTCAAATGACTGTAAGTACAAAGCCGCTTCTTCTTTGTCTTGCGATTATGCCACAGGGCCAAAACCAAAGGAGATTGGGCTTTCTACTTACAGAAATAGAGCATTAATTATGCTAAAGAACGAGTGTGTTCGATGCGGCTACCATGAACACGTTGAATTATTAGATGTTGACCACATTGATTCAAACAGACAGAACAACGACATTTCTAATCTTCAAATCCTGTGTGTTATGTGTCATGCTATCAAAACCAGATTACCGCACCTTTTGTAAAAACCGTTGGCCTGGTGGGAGTTGCACCCACGACTTCGGCTTTATAAGAACCGCACTCTGACTAACTGAGTTACAGGCCAATAATCGGTTCCCGTTAGTCTTTTATTGAGTGTCTTATGTTCGTGAAGCCTACATCACTAAAGTGGCGTGAAGTGAGGGACTCGAACCCCCAATCTACGGAGTAGAAATCCGTGGCATTGTCCAATTATGCTAACTTCACATTCAACGAGAGGGCTTCAACCTCTCTGCTTTCTTCCCCTCACCCTCTTAATGTACCCTCTTCGTTCTGAACCGTCAAGGGTTTTCTTCAACTTTCTTTTTCTGTTCTCTTTCCCAATGTTGACAATTTAAACAACCAATCCCAGGAATAATTGCGTTCCAAGCACATCCACTACAATACTGTAAGGAATGTTGATTGAGAATAAGATACTTCTTGTAAAGTTTCTTGTATTTCTTTTTCCATTGTTTCTTTTTCATTCTTCAACCCATTCTGCCCAATGAAGAGCAATAAATTCTTGAATAGCCTCATAACTATCAGCATAAGAATAACCATGTTGATAAGCATAGTCTTTCATCTGTTTTACTGCATCGGCTGGATAAACACGCACAATCTTAACGTTGTTGTGTGCATCGGGTTCGTAGTATTGAAGCATCTTGTTCATGTTTCTATCTTAACCTCGGGTGTTTTGGTTGTCAACTTGGAATCGACCAATACTTTGAGAATTCATTATCAAAAATCTCACAAAGATGTGGTTCGTCAAAAGAATGATACTTGTGATTTATCCAACGAATTGCTGTATAATGATTGCGTTTGTTGTTAACTCTAAAAGTATCAACAATTCCATAATAATCAACAATTTCGGTAGTGTACCTTACAAGCATTCCCTCTTTTAGTTCATGCTTCAAAATCATTTATGGTGACCTTTCTAATCTCATACGAAGAACAATTGGAAGGTTCGTCGTCACTAAAAAACTGAACAAGCATAACGTCTGATTCTTGATGATACTCAATAACATAACCATAAACGTTATGCCCGATAATCTTAACAAGTTCACCAACCTTGAAGCGATTCATTTTAATCCTTAGTCGATAGGTTCTGCTCCATCCTCATAATAGGAAAGGTCGTCAATTTCAAGGGCTTCAAGGTTATTTTCAGTATTCATCTTCTCGATAATTTCCTCTGCCCTCTCTTGAATAGTCTCGTACACACTATCATCCTCAATAGAGTCAACACCATCAACCTCTACTTCAAAATCATGCTTCTCGTAGGTGGTCTTGGTGTAATAAACAGTAGCGTGAAACTTCATGGTTATTGGTCCTCTTGGATGCTCTTAATGTATTCGTCTAGTTGTTCTTCGTCAAGGTCATCTATAAAACCAAGATGACCAGCATAATCTTCTTCTTCCTTCTCGTAAGGTCCATCTTCATCAAATGGTTCGGGAAAATTAGTTATGTCATTAATCATTCTGTTCAACTGAATTAGAAGATTCTCTTGTGGATTATTCTCTTCATCTGCTTCTGTAAAGGGATTAACAGGGTCAGAGCAATAATAAATCTTGGTTGGATCATCTTTATAATAAAGTTCTCCGATACCAAAAAACCTATGGTCGGGACTATCGCGAAGTCTAAAGTTAACAATACCGTATCGCCATTTACCAATCATAAGTTTTCTCCAAGTGATAAAATCTCAAATTCTTCTTCCATTTGAGCAGTTGTAAAAATGTCGTAATCATCTTCGTGAATAAAAAATACTTTGTATCCGTTTGGTTTTTCAGCAAACAATCTAACATGCTCGATAATGATACCATCTCTTGGTTGTAATCCATAGAAAGGGTCAACTAACATATGTCTAACATAACTTGAGATGGGTAATAATTTCATAGTAAAGTGGAGTATGTTTTTTCCAATTATCCTCAGAAACATACAGAGAAAACTGCGCCAACATACGATTTGGGGGGCAATTGCTATCAGAGTATCCCCATCTTCGGTCCCATGTACTAGGGCTTATAAAGGTCTGAGGTTTCTGTCAAAGCATGTAATCACAGTACCCGTCAAAAGAACATGAATTGAATACTTGGTATTATTCCTTTCTTTTTCTTTATTGTCTACAACTATGCAAGCACCGCTAATGTCATACTTGTCCAAGAACATATCGTGAGTCCAATTTAGCAACTCACCAACTTGGTACTTAGGGCTTCCAACATTTACGGCATCGGGCTTCATAGGTTCCATTTGCTCCTACCATAACCTGTTCTGTACTACTGACAAGTCTTTGAGAACGTGTAGCGTCAGCACCACACTTCATACATACTGCTGAAACCTTCGTAACCTTGTCTGCCATAGCAAGCAAGTGAGGCATACTACCAAAAGGATTACCAGCACTATCAAGGTCAAGCCCTGCTACATAAACTTCCTTAATTGCTGAAAGTCTATCTACAAGTTCAGAAAAACCTTCACCAAAGAATTGTGCTTCATCAAAACCAATTACTTCTGGTTCATCATGCTCCAAAAGATACACAGCAATTTCTTGTACGCTCGTAACTGCAATAGATTTAAATGTTTGACCCGAATGTGAAGCAATTTCGGATACAGAGTAACGGTTATCAATTGCTGGTTTAAACGCTATAATCTTCTTTTTAGCGTATGATGCTCTCTTCAAACGATGGATAAGCAATTCAGACTTACCAGCAAACATTCCACCGCAAATAACTTCTAGCATAAATCACCATAAAAAAAAAGATTAGAGAGGGGTGACAATCTTTCGCTATGTCACGGACTATCTGCATTTTAATTTCTGCACCATCCTTTAATAGCCAGTTTGGTCTGTGCTTCGTTCAGTACGCGACTTCCTCCCACACAGCAGTTCTATTATCGGGGTGCTAGGTTGTGTAGCAGCATACAACCTACCCAAAGATGTATTAGATTTTAACCCAGTCTAATCTTAGATAAGTATCTTAACGCATTAAAATTGATATGACAAGGTAGAAAAAAATAATCAATGAAGTTTTAATTATAGTATCTAATACAAAGTTCATCCATGCCCCGATAGTAGAAGAAAAGGAGCAATTAGTAAGAAAAATACAATCTTCATAAACATTATTTCACCACCTTGTTTAGATTTCTACCTTCTGTTGGCAATAGACGTTTCTGTTCTACTGCATAAATCATCGAATCACCATAAAAGTTATCACGATCCGCAAGAGCATTAAGATCATAAATCCAACCAAACTGTGGGTCAAGTCTTTTATCTATGACCAATCCTACTATACGAATGCGCTTTTTTGCCAAAAGGCTATAGGTCTTTGTAGTTACCAAATCTCCAACCTCATAACGAGCAGGAGCAGTAATAAAATTATAATACTTCTGAAAGTATTTATTGTTTGTGAATAGGTTGTATTCGCTTTCAGTTGGAATAGAGTTATCGCGATTATCATACTTATCGCGAATGTAATCAATAATCTTGGACTTATTACGATTACTATAACGTCCAAAAAAATCAAGGGCCATGTTAAACATGATGCGCTTATCATTATCGAAAGATTTAATCCATTCGTTGCGATTCATGTGTATAACATAGCCTCTTGATTGTTGGGTGTCAACTACTTCTTTGTAGTATCCTTATTTTCCTTGATTGTTACTGCCTTCTTGACGACAATAACTTCGGGTGGAGGATGGGACTTGACAAACCCACCATCAATGTAAGAAACGTTGCTCTCTGCCTTGTTTGGCTTGCTCATAATTACTCCGTGTTAGATTTTATTCTTCGTTTCGGTTGGTGCTTCTGCACTCGTTACGATTTGCTTCCTTTCGACGGTCTTTGAATCGCTTGGAGGAACCACGCCACATAGCGGGAGTACCACCTCTTTCAAAGTGTTCACGACGAGCAGAAGCCTTTTCCATATGCCTAGTCTTAACTGGTTCCATACTTCTATCATAACCCTTCCGTTTATGGTGTCAAGATCAAACTTTATTCAAATCGCTTTCGTATTCCCATCTGTACTTTTCTACTCCATGCCAAAAAACACGGCATATTGATGTTTTTACTACTTGCTTGTTCTTATCTACTTTCATCTTATACGATACATATTCTGGGTCAAGGTCAGAATCGTATTCAAACACAACATTTTTTTCATGAGGATAAAGGAAAAGTTCTGTCAAAATTTCAACAATTGTACCTACTCCCAATTCTTCGGGGCTTTCAGTATAACGTGGTGGCCTCATGTTCTTTCTTTTCTTTAGGCACACTACGTCACCAATAGATACAAACTCCTTTTTGGACAAGACATATTTACCTCTACCATATTAGTAAATAGTCTATGCATCCCCAATAGGTTTCATCTGCTTTGTAACATAATCGTCAACAGCAATTTGAATTTCTTTCATAAGAGCTTTTTCACTTTCTCTTACTTCATCAAGATAATCCCACAACATATCATTTTCTTCTTGCAATTCTTTTACAAGTTCTTCAAGTTGTTTGATTTTCTTATCTTTATCCATTAGTGCTGGCCTGTGTATTTTATCCTTATGTTTCTTCCACCTTTTCTGAATCTTCCAGTTGGTTCGCGAAGTCCAAAATTAGCAATCATAGTTTCAATGTTTTTCTTATCGTCGTCAGAGAAACCAATTTTTATCTTGGTTCCTTTAACAGCATGTTTTTTTACTCTTTTTGCTTCTTTGTTGACGTATTCAATAAAGTTATTTAATGCTTCAACTTTTAATTTTTCTGGCGAAGCAGCACTACCTTGACCAAACGAAACAGGTTCAAACTTACACATCCCAAGATAATCATCTATTAATTGATCTTCATTGTCTGTTGTTTGAACGTTGAATAGTTGTTTGTATTTTTTGATACTTTCCAAAACTTTAACTGTGCTTATTCCACCGAATCCAGATTGTATGTATCTTTTACAAGCTTGTTTAAGTGTATCTGGGTGGTGTCCTCTTGCAGTAATAATAGCAAAAATTGATGCTCCTTCAACACATTCTTTAAAATCATTAAAAGATGGACCTATTTCTGCTTGTGGTAAATCATTTAAAAATTGTTGATCTCCTTCAACTCTAAAATTTCTAAAAGGATTTGGAGCATAATCTTTTATTTTATGTCCTTCATAATCAAATTCTTCTTTTCCAATTAAATGTCTGTATTGTGCAAATGCATGTGTTGACATACCAACTTCTTCACCATTTACATCAACAAGCATAATCTTTGTAGGCATGAATACTATGTTATCATCCCAATCAAATGCATAGTATTTTAGATCTGGTGTTCCTTCTTCGGTAAAACCTTCGTTGACGAAACCTCTCCAGTTTTTTAAGATACCTTCCATTATCATTTTTTAATGTTCCTTAATAAACGTTTAAATCTTTCGTTAATAACTAGTCTCTTAGTTTTGTTTTCGGGCAATCTTTGATCTTTATACATTGGATTACCAGAAAACAATGGTCCTTCTGCTGGTGGTACAAGTGGTTGTTTTTCGTTTGGTGATGCAACAGAGGCTTGAATTCCTTGTGCAACTCTTTGTCTTTGTCTATCGTAAATAGAAACTACTTCTCCAGGTTGTACCGATAATTTTTCTTTTACTGTTTTATTAACTGCATCAGAACAAATCTTAATCATCTTTTGATAATTTTCTTCTTTACCTATTTTTTCAATAAAGTTTGTAGCATTAATTATCTGTTGTTCAGTTGTAAAGTTTTGGCTAATTTTAGCAGTTATTTTTGCTCTAACATTAAGATAATCTGCACCTTCTAATGCTCTTTGTACATCTGGTTCAATAACCATAATTCTAATTTCAAAACCTTCGTCTACTTGTGGTGTAATGTCTACGTTTTTTGTTTTTAATGGGTCTGGAGTTTGTACGCTTATACCTTGTGGAGATCTGTTGTATGCATTTAAAATGTCTCTTTCTGCTCTCGATATGTTAATGGTAGAAAAGAGAGGTTTTTGTTTATTATCATATCGATTAGCATTTAGGTTACTATCTCCAAATTCTTTATCAAATTCTTTATGTAACTCAAAAACATCAATAGTTCTCATTGTATCTACGATTTGCCTAATCATATCTCTTTTAAGTGCAAAATCTGAAATATGTACTCTTGCTGTGTTTACTGTTGTTGCTGGTTGCTCTTGGCTTGGTTTTGGTGTAGGAATTTTAGCTACAATAGGATAATTTGTTTCTACTGTTTCTCTTGCAGGATTCTCAACAATAATAAATTGGTCCCACTTACCTTCATCTGATTCAAGCCAAGCAGCATGACTTCCTGTAGATGATAAATCTTCTACAAATTTTTGAATCATATCTTGTACTTCTGGTTTTGAAATTGGTGGTTGGACAATAATACCAATGTTTCTAAAATGATTTACAAATGCATCCCTAATGTCGTCTGTATAATCTAATTTATTTAATGATTCTCTTGCACCAACTAAATGCATTTCTATTGCACCAGAAGATGCGTGAGTATCCATTATTAAAATTTGTATGTAGATTTGTGGTCCATTAAATAATTGAACATTTACATCAATTTCAGAAGAAGTAAATGCTGCTCTATCATCAACATTTCTCAACATTGAATCAAATAAATACTTGAATTTTTCTACTACTTCTTGTTTTAAATACTCCGTTCCAAACACTTCATTCATTCTATCTTGATTAAATTGTATACCATCATCTCTACGGTCAATTTGTATTTCAATAGTAATTTGTGAGGTTATTACATCGATTTCAAAATCATCATCGTCACATCGAACGTCTACAGTAACAGTTGCAAAATTGGCTCTTCTATCGAAGTATGACACTATCTGGTCTACATCATCTATAGCTGTTCTACAGGGCGCAGTTGCTTCATCTTGATCTTCATGACCTGTATAAGAAAGACCATAACTACTAAAACTGGCCTCCAAATTATCAACCGTTGCACTTAAATAATCTTTTTCTTCATTAGATTGAGAAATAAGTTTTGAAGCTTTGTCGATAGTTCTAATTAAACTCATACCAAGACCACGCATACCAGAATCACTATAAGAACCACCTCTTAGTTCAAGAGAATCTGCTTCATATGGTATGTAAAATTTTCCTTCATCATACTTTGCTTGTGGATCATTCATAAGTATTTTTGCTGTTTGTTGTGTTACCCACTTATTGACTGTATCAACAAATGAAACTTTGGCTTTACCATAAGTTCTTGTTTCTGGAGCCATGAAGTCAACATTTGTTTGATTATCAACAACTCTTCTAAGTCTCATTCTTGCTTCTGGTACAATACCTTGAATACCTCTTTGTGGGTCTGCGAAGATTTCTGTTGCATTTAAATCAACTTTATTTATGTCCTCAGTATTTACCAAATAAGCAATTGCTCCTTGGTTTCTGGCTTCTGCGAGGGCACAGTAAAAGTATTCACCACCTTCACGATGGCAAGAAGTCATACCTTTTGAAGCAAAGTCAGACATTCTAAGTACGTCGATAGGGGCACGAGAAATAAGAATTGATAAACTATTTGCTTGTGTATCTGTAACCTCGTTGAATCTTTGTTTAAGGTAATCTAACTCTTCATCTGCTTGAAACCAATCCTTTTCTATCAATTCTTTAGCACCTTCAACAGCATCTTTGTCTTGTGAAAACTTTAATTGATTTTGTTGCCACCAATCAAAAAGTTCTTTTTCTTTAAACTTTTGTAATACTTGGCCTATTGTTGCTGTATAGCTTTTAACTGTGAAAGAACCATTGCCCCACCTGTCTGGATTTTCTTGTAAGAATTTTTCAATAAATTCTTGCCCCATCATTGGATTGAGTGGTGTTTTAACTGTGTATTCAATTACAGGTTCATAATAAGTAACATCTTTTTCTTGAGGAGGACCACCACCAAGAGGAGTGAATTTTTGTTTAACAACATTTTGTCTTATGTTCAATGTATCAACGTTAAGAACTGGATAATTAAGCATACCATAACTATTCTTCATGTAAGAAGGTATTTTTTTTAAAAATTCTTCTGATTCTGCTTGTGACAGTTTACTAAAATCAAAATTTGGATCTTTGGTAAGGGATTTAAAAAGTCTTGTTCTATAAGCTCCTATTTTTTCAGTTGATTTTACATCTTGAAACAATAAGCTGGCACAAACTCTAATAAGTGCCGCAAGCTTTATCATTTTTGATTCATCATAAGGAATAACTATTCTATCCCCTTGGTCACCAAAAAACAATTTAAAGTTATCATTTTTTCTTTCGGTAGCGGCAATAACAGCAGGCATGACGGCATTTATCCATCGCTGATTCATTTCCTTTAATAGTTTTTTGTTCTTAGTTTCTTTTTTTGATAAATCAGTTTGAGAAATCCATTTCTGCCAGTTATAATGGCTTGTACCTTTAGACATTATTTTCTTCCTTTATTCTTCTTATACCAATTCAACAGTCTTTCTTTAATAATTCTTTTCTTTGCTTCTGTCAAATTTGTTTCAGATTTTTGTTGTTCTTCTTGTTCTGCTTCGTATCTTGTTTGGTAACCTCTTTGCTCTGGGGTACTTTGCATTGTATTTGGATTTTTACCTATTTCTCTTCTTACAATTTCAGAAATTGCGTTTGCAACAGTTTGTGGATTTTGTTCCAATCCCTCAATAAATGTTGCCATTTGTTGTACTGAAATTTTATCTATGTCAAAGTGTATTTTTACTTCAGCATAAAGCCAATCTGTTTTATCTGATCGGTCGTAACCATAACCAAGTGTGCCTTCTTTATAGCGGTCAACAAGAAGATTAATTTGAAAAGTAATTCCATCTTTTAATGAATAGTTTGATGATTCTAATGATGTACTAAATGTGCCAATCCCTTGACTTGTACCACTATGTTTTTTAAAAGGAAAATCAAATTGTTGTTGTGTTGCAGATGGAAATTTTATTCTACCAGCTTCATCTTGAGATTCAAAACTTTGTGATACACCTAATGTTTGGCTTTGAAGTAATGGTCTAAAATACTTATTAAAAATTGGGTCATTTAATAAATCATCAGCAATACGAATTGCAAAAGAAACCGCATAACCTTTAAATGCTTCTGATTGGCTTTGTGTAAGTTTAGCTATTAACCAGCTTCTCTTACCATAGTTTGTGTAAGCATCACCAGAAGATGATCTTCTCTTATCTGGCATAAAATCAAGGTCAATAATCTTGCCTCTTTGTTGTGCTACGAAATGCTCTGTATTTTCGTTTGTCCATCTTATTAAAGTGGTACGTTTTTGTGCTTCTGTTTCTATGTCAGTTGATTTCATGTATCCTGCTTCAACTAAAATGCTTACTATTTCACCCTCTAATTCTTCTTTGGAGTGTTCACGGGCAAAACGAGCAAGATCTTGCATTTCGACTCTGAAGTTGTCTGCATCTGTATGATCATTTACATAGTGTAAGTCGATAGTTACAACGCCACTTGATTTTGTAACAAAAACTTCTTGTAGTGGAGCATCTGGATAAACCAAATTTCCACCAGAATCTCTGAATAATTCTTTCAACAATTCATCTAAGTTTTGTTCTCTTTCGTTCAAAAAGGTTTCAGTAAATTCACTTTCATCAAATTTTACTTTGAAAGAAACATCAAGGTTCATATCAGCATAACCTTCACCATACTGCCATTCAAAATTACAGGAGTGAGATAAATAACTGTTTACTACCGCACGAACACCTCTTAAGTATTCGTTTTCTGCTTCTTCTCTGGCAAATTCATCTTCATCATCATCGTCGTCACCTGTGTATTGTTTGTATTCTCTTTCTCTACCAGCATACTTAGGTCTATTATAGCCTGCTAATTGTTTAAATAATTCTTGTTGTTCTTCGGTTGGTTCTACACTTTCTTCTTTTTGTATTTGCTTAAACATTTGAAGTAGAGATTGACCAATAGGATTATCAAAATAAGAACCACCAAGAGTACTTAAATTATCAAAACGAGATGTAATGTTCAATTCTTTTGTACCATCATCGTTTGTTTTTACAAGAAGATCTTTTTGCATTTCGGTAACTGCTTTAAATACTTCTTGTTGAAAACCATTAAGTCTTTGGCTTGGATAAGTTCTTTTTTCTGGTACGCCAATAATAGTATCTTTATCATTATCTTTGAGTGCCCTAATACGAACTCTTTGTAGTGGTGTAATACCTTCAACCCCTTCTTGTTGATCAGCAAAGACTTCTGGTTTATTTAAGTCAAGACCTTGTAAATCTTCTGTTCGTACAGCAAACGCAATAGCACCTTCATTCTGTGCTTCTGCAAGGGCACAATAAAAATAGCTTCCACCAGATGAATGACAAGATTCTATGTCTTCTTCTGGGAAGTCTGACATTCTTAATACATCAATAGGGGCACGGGAAAGAACAATAGAATAATCATTGTTTTTTTCGCCTAATGTGGAATCATCTTCTGTTCCAAATTCTGTCCAACTACCATTTGTAAATCTGGTATTTCCTAATGTTGTTGCAAACTTAATAAGTTCTACGTCTTGAATAAGTTTTGATTGGTTTTTCTGCCACCAATCTGCCATTTTAGTTATTACATCAATTCTTTGTTTGGCATTTACTATTCTGGATTCATTTAACTCAATGTCCCACTTCATTGATTGTTTTTTAGACTCTTCGGTTTCTGAATCTCTTGCAGCGTTCAAAGCAGCTAATTTTGTTTCATGCTCTCGTAATTCTTGTTTTGTTACTACACCCAATTTTCTTAATGCATTTGCAACTGTTGTACTTGATTGCTTTAGTTGGTACTCGTAAGTTTTAGGATTTTGGATAGATTGTGTATAGGTTACAACAAAGTCAGCTATTTCTTGTGTTGTGTCTCTACCAGCTACTTTTGCTCTTACTTGTTTTACTTGATCTGTAATTTCTACACTTGTACCCGCTGGTTGCATGTTATAAATAAAATCAAGTATTGTTTGTACTTTACCAATGTTTTTCTGAATAAATGGTATAGCAACTCTTAATTTATCACCAAAAATGTCACTAAATGGTAATACTGATGGGTTCCTTGTAGCAACTTGGGTAGCATTATTAATCAATCTTCTGTAATGTTGCTCCATTTCGTTGATTTTTTGCTTGCCAACGAAATCTTTCCAATTGCCATAAAATAAATTTTTGTTGCTCATTGTGTTTTCCTTATCGCAAGTAATTAGTTTTAGATACAAGAAAACCGCCAAGACTTAACATCTTGGCGGCTTATTTTATGTCTTTTAGACTAATTAACAGTTATTGTAGTTGCAGTATCCGATGGTCTTGAAACTGTAACCTTAACAGTCAATACCCCATCAACATAGTCAGCAGTAGATTCACCGACCTCTACACGACCCATACTAAAATTATAGGTAAATGGCTTACATCGATAGCCTTCTGACCCTGCATAAGAAACAGAAAGATTACCGTTCTTCATAACCCTTACACTAAACTTTGACTTATCCGCACCAGCAGCATCAATGGTAGCTGTATACAAATTATCCTTGAAAGTAAAATCTACATTATTGATGTAGTTTCTTGGTGGAGGATAAGTAGAAAGTAAGTCTCTCGTTAACATATCAAATGCGTTCATATTTAAGTTCTCCTTAAGGCTCAACCAGCCTCACGCATATTCATAAACACCATTGAAGAACCGTCAACTGCTTCCTCAAGATTTTCATTTAGAAAATTACGAAGTGCCTTAGCCTCACGAATAGTAAGGTGGAATGTGCTTTCACTACGCCCATCGGGAATAGTTACAGATACACGGTTTGAGAGCCTACGCTTGCTAGTGTTATTACGAACAATACGAACACCAAAGCTTGAATACGAACGGTTTACATCAACATCGATGTTATCCTCAATGTCGGTAGTCTCGATAGCGTTACGGGCAAATGTCATTCTGACTCCTTTGTGTTTTCTACACGGTTATAATCATCTTCAAGGCGCACAACATCATCAAGTTGTGGGGTAGATACTTCCATTAGGTCAACAGGATAAAACCCTGCTGCAAAACGGTGAATCTGATTTGGCATGATGTGGAAGGCTTCTCCATAGTGGAGAGTGATCTTCTTTGTCTCTGTATCATCCTGTGAGCGTTTCGTCCATACGATTGCTTCCTCTGAGAGACAATAGATAGTCTCCATCTTCTGCGTATGGTATTGCAACGATAGTCGTTTTCCTGGGTTAATGTGAAGATGCTTAAAAGCATAACTCTCATTCACTTGAATAATCTCTTCGTATCCCCAAGGTTTATCTACTCTTTCTTTAACGCATTTCATCTAATAACTCCTTCACTCCAAAAGTGTTTGTTCTTTCTATCATCTGTTACAAAAGTTGCAACAATCCTTTCATCTTTAATTGAAAAAGTGTATGGCATAAGATTACCGTACTTCTTTTTCTTGCCTGCTGTTATGCCAGAAAGATAGTTAATGCAACCAGCATAGATTGTCTTATCATCATAACCTGCTTGGCGGTACTTATCAAGGTCTGTTGTGATGTAAGCCAAAACAGGCCAAACATTTTGATTACAACCCTTCACAGGATAGTGAGAACCAGAATAACGACCACCTCTGGTTTCAGAACCTGTCTCTGGAATAATACCCATCCATTGAGTTAGTTCTACAAATTGACATTCAAACTTTTCAATAGTGATTGGGATAAATGGGTCAAGCGTATTTTCATCAAGAATACGACGCCTTTCAGCAGCATCTTCATCTACATAAACAGGCTTATCATCTTCTTTCTGTTTAGATGCCTTAGTGATTCTTGGCTTACGCTCTTTTTTAGGTGTTTCCTCTTTTGCTTCTACTTTAACTTCTGCGACAGTTGTATCTTCTGTCTTTTTCTTTCTTGGAACGCCTTTAGGCCACGCCATAAATACTCCTATGGTTCATAAATGTATGTGGAAGTTACATGATTACCAGCAACAACAGCAATTACTTTTACATTAGTTTTAGAAAGCTTTAGTAGTCTAATTGCATCTTCAAGTGCCATTTTAGCATTGTGAGAGCCGTAAAATGTATTCAGATATGGTACGCTCTCAATCCCTTCCATACTCTGATATCCTATTACTGTCCAAAGCATCTGTCAACCCTTAAGAAGTGGTTTGATAGAATTCTGAATCTTCTCGTAAACAATCTCGATAGGACCAAGAACAGTAATGTCATAATTACCATTAGAGCCACCACGCATAGTAACCCTAGTAAAATGCATGTTACGTTCAATACCTAGATTACTAAGTTTACCCTCGTTTAGATAATTTGTAAACTTATTATCCTCTCGCACCATTACAACATGACTTGGATTTACAAAAACTGATCTAACAGAAAAATCATTAGCCATACTTTGCTCTACAATCTCAGTAAGTTTAACCATTTAGTTCTCCGTATGTATAAATGTTAAGTTTATCGGTATCCCAAACAATGTTGTCATTAGTCAACACTTTGATATGGGTGTAATTATCTTCTACAACCCATCCTATCTCGGGAGCTTTTGTTTGTCTATAGTTATCAGCAGAAGAAATCGATGGATGAAATAACTCGACAGAAGCTGGAATCTTTACAGGTTCACCTACTTCATACTTATTCTTTCGATACATCTTCTTCCGTCTGTCTGTTACTACTGTATCGTGCCTTCATGTACCCGTCAAGGATAGATTGTGCATCATCTAACTTAAGATCTAATTTAGCTAAATCTCTTCTAAAGAAGTCTATGTCCTCTAATGCACCTTGGATGTTACCTTCACGAATTAAATCTATAATACCTTTGTACACTTCATCTAAAGATAAAGGAAATTTATCTGACAAATGCTTAGAAACTTGATTTGGTACTTCATCAAGTTCTACTGTATAAGAAATTTTTACTTTCACGGATTCCTCACTATTTGAGTATAAGTAAATCCCATAGTTGTTTAGCGGCAAGACCTATAATAGCAGTAATAGCAATCCAACTTACTTTTGACTGATTATCTTTCCAAGTTTCAAGTGTTGTAATCTTCAACAAATTAGCTGTGTTCGTGTCTTTAAGTGTTTGGATTTCTTTATCTAAATCAGAGTGCTTTCTTTCGTACTCTGCATGTTTTTTACTGTGCGTTTCAAGGTCTTTGATTCTTGCATACAATCCGTCTTGAGGGTGGTAAACAGCATCTTTTATCTTAGTTATGTCTTTTGCTACATCATCGTTACGTTCTTTTAGATTGTTGATAATGTTCATCATTCGATCTACTTTTTTGTCTATCGCAACGATGTAATCCTTTAACTCACTAAGCTCTGTTGACATTTACCAATCCCTCCAAGACAGCACTACAAATAAATAGTGTTATTGCTGAACAATGGAATAATTAGTTGTTATTAAAGTTCCTGCCGCTGATGCTGCATTTTGTATTGCACACCTTGTAACTTTAACGGGGTCGATAACACCAGCGTCCATCATCATAATAATTTTACGATGTAGGAAATCATAACCAGCATCAAATACTTCTGATTTAACCATAGATACAATAATGTCGGGAGATTCACCAGCATTTAGTGCCATTTGTCTAATTGGCTCTTCTGCTGCCCTAAGTACAATCTTGACTCCTAAAGCCTGTTCCTCGTTGTCTGTAGTCACTTCTAGACCTTCTGTGGCTCTAATAAGTGCTACGCCACCACCTGGGACTATACCCTCTTGTTGGGCACTACGGACGGCTTCTAGGGCATCTTCAATACGATGCTTCTTCTCAATCATTTCGACTTCTGTTGCAGCACCTACACGAATAATGCCAATACCAGAAGCAAGACGAGTAATACGCTCCTGTAAACGTTCACATTCATACATATTCTCCGTCTGTTGTAGTTCTGCTTTGATGATATCGATTTGTCTATCAACTTCTTCCATACCACCATGACCGCCAACAATTGTAGTTAAAGACTTAGCAATCTCAATTTTCTTGGCTCTACCAAAATCCTTAAGTTTAACGTCAGACATTTTTGTGCCATTTTCTGTTGCAATAAAGTTTGCACCTACAGAGATAGCAAGATCTTTCATGATGTTTCTACGCTCTTCACCATAACGAGGAGCTTTAACTGCTGCAACCTTCATTGTGCCTCTCATAGCATTCATGATAAGCGCAGCAAGGGCTTGACCTTCAATTTCATCTGCAACAATTACAAATGGTTTTCCTTCTCTTGCAATAAGTTCAAGAACAGGTAGCATATCTTGTACAGAATCAAATTTACGATCTGTTACAAGAATGTAGGGATCTTCATATTTAACTACACCCCTTCTTTCATCATTGATAAATGCTGATGCGAGATAGCCCGAATCGAAACGAAAACCCTCAACAATATCAAGAGAAGTATCGACAGAGCGTGCTTCTTCAATAGTAATCGAACCATCTTTACCTACCTTGTCTACAGCAGTAGCAATTAATTTGCCAATTGTTCTATCGTTATTAGCAGAGATAGAAGCAACGTGTTCAATATCTTCTTCTGAAGAAATTGGTTTTGCAATCTGAGCCAAACGTGTGACAACAGATTCTACTGCTTTATCAATACCTCGCTTTAGCTCAATAGGAGATACACCAGCAGTTAGGTATCGTTGAGCTTCACGAAGAATAGCTCGCGAAAGAACAACAGATGTAGTAGTACCATCACCAGCAAGTGTGGCTGTTTGTTGTGAGGCTTGTTTGATTACTTGCGCCCCTAGATTCTCAAATGGGTCAGACAACTCAACAAAATTAGCTACAGTTACACCATCTTTTGTAATGATTGGTGTTTTGCCTTTCTCTTGAAGAATTACATTTCTGCCTCTTGGGCCTAATGTTGAAGATACATTATCTGCCAATACATTAGCACCCTTCAATAATGCTTCGGACAAAGTACGTCCATCACAATACTGTTTCATAAAAACTCCGTGTAAATGTTAATGTAATCTTATTTTATTAAGTGTCAAGACTTTTTTTGATCTGACACAGCAGAAGTCATTTCCACTAGTGTATCTTTGATTCTTCCTGCTGTGTCTGATGCGTCTTTACCAGAAACTGCATCATTATTGATTAAAAATGTTTTTGTTTTAAAATAAACATCATCAACGTCAACTAATAATTCTTTCATTTTTTCTCTAAAAATTTGGATTTCGTGAGCTTGAGCAGAACAAATAGTTGCTACATCTTCTTGTGTAAGAGACAATTCAAATTTACTAAGTGTTCTTGCTTTATTAAAAAATATGTCTTTTGGTATAGCAAATGATGTTATTTTTTCTGTATCGCTAACACCATAATCTCTCATTAAATCAATTTTTTCTTGTTCGCCTTTTGTTTCTTTGAATTCATAAAATAACTGTAATTGTCCATTTGGTTCATTTATTGCAATCTGAGGATTATGATTAGAAGGAAATGATAAAAATATATCTAAACTAATAAAAGATATATTAAATTGTAGCGTTGTTTCTGAGGTTTTTGTAACTATAAGAAACCATAATTTGTCACTTTTACCAGTTTGGCTTCTTGATATTATGTTATTGTAGTCAAAGAAAGCCAACATATTTTGTAAAGAACCTTTGACAGAAGTAGATGGAGCCGTTAATTTTAAAGACCAATATTCACCATCATCATCAATAAGGTCATAAATTGAATATTGATGTGGAGAAATTGTAACATTTTTTCCACCCAAAAATTCAATAAATGTTTCAAAAAATGTTCCCGCTGTTTGAGAACTGTAATTTTTTATCATTGTAAAAATAGATGATGCAAACATAATATAAGACAAAGAGCTTGAAAAAGATTTTATTTTATTTTCTTTTATAAGATCTAATGCTTTTACAAAGTTTTCTAATCTTGTTTGTAAATTTGAACCTCTTGAAATTTTTTGTCTTAAAGTATCATAAAATACTTGTTGAGCTTCTGGTGTCTCTAGCTCTTGTGGCTTACCTCTAGCTAATTTCTTTACAAAATATTCAATTGGAAGTTGGGAAGCATGTGATAGTTCACCTCTGCTTACTGGTTTTGGTCTATCTGCTAAATCGTCAACCTCGTTAAGTAATTGCTTAGTTTTTTCCATACTTTCAAATAGAGCAAAAAGCTCTTTAAGATCCATAGCTTTTGATTGTTGCTTTGGACTTAAAAAGCTTTCTACTAAATTATCTAATTCGTTATTGTTCATGATACTAAATAGTCGAAGTTATACAATAATGTCAGCAATACCAAGTTTTACTGCTTCTTCCGCTGAAAGATAGACGTTTACTTTCTTATCAATCATTTTCTTAAGTTGGCGGAATGACATATTGGTTTCTGCTGCAAGTGCTTTTAGATAAGCATTTTGAATGTATCGAATTTCATCCATTTCATTTTCAAGATTGTGAAGTGGACCAGCGTTACCACCAATTACTGAATGAATCATTACACGACAGTTCTTTCCAATTCTACGCTCACCTTTAGTACCAGCAGCAAGAAGAAGAACACCAGCGGACATTACTTTACCAACACCAAATGTAATAATGTCACATTTGTTTTTGATAACTCGCATAATGTCATAAAGCGCAAACATATCATCTGCACTACCACCTGGGGTATTGATAATAAACTCAATAGGTTCGTTCTCTGTTAGAATCTCAGAATTTGGATCATCTGGATTTGCTGGATACTCTGCTTCACAATTTTCGGCAAGATCAAGCATTACACCAACAATCTGAGAAATCTTGGCTTCCTCTACTTCACCAAACAGACCAATCGTTCTTGATTCATCTTTGGCACCAGCAGGAGGCATAAAAAGCGTCATTGGCATTGTAGGTTTAGCAGTTTTTTCCTCTGCTTCATCTACCTCTTCATCGTGGTCATGTTCACCTTCGACTTTCTTACGAGATTTATTGAATAGCATTTATACCTCTTTGTTAGATTCTTTTTTCTTTGATTAGCTTCTCAGCGTACTTGGTAGCAGTATCCCAATTATAAAATTGTAAGTCTTTTTTCAAAGGTTGTGGATAGCTGCTGACATAATGTATGATAACCGATTCTTTCCAAGTTGTAAACCACTTGTCGAAAAGAGCTAACTGAAAAGTTATTTGCTCTTCTGTGGCACCTTTTTCTTTTAAGATAATGATTCTCATTTCTCTTAAGTATTCTAACTGCTCTGCCATCATTATCAAGGATACTAAAATTCTATCTGAAAGTTTCCTTGTAAACTCTGTTGCAATTCCAATGTCAAAAATAAATGAAAAGATTCTGGAAAAGATTATACCAGCAACAAAAAATAAAACCCATGATAAATAAGTCATGTTACCTCAAACAAAAAACTACGCAGGATCATTATAACCCTGCGTAGTCAAAAGAGCAACCTTTATTAATTTATTTTATTTATCAGACTAATCTACGAATAACACGTTTGAGGACTTCATTTATAACTTCATCATCTGTGAGGATTTCAATACCTTCTTCAAGTTTTTCATCCTCTTCGGCGGGTTCGGCAGGTTCATCACCCCCTTCATCGCCTCCCTCCATGCCGAGATCCATTTCCTCTTCTTCGCCTTCGCCACCCATTTCATCAGCTAATCCAAGGTCTTGAAGGGCATCCATTACTGCATCTTTAATAACACTTTTTAAATCTTCAACTGAATCAAACTCTACTTCACCTTCGCCTTCCATACCTTCTTCTGGTTCCATGACAGAAGGCTCTTCCATATCCATATCTGCACCATCACCCATTTCGCCCATGCCCATGCCCATGCCTTCTGGTTCTTCCATTGCGTCCATACCCATTTCTTGAGGTTCGTCTTTACGGGCATAACTGGCACCGCCATACATTTCTTTTAATACTTTTTTACTTTTCTTATTTTCTGTAAGGAAATTTTCTGTTGCATTTTTGTCAATGTTAGCAAGTTTCATCCACTTTGCTACTTGACTTTCTGATAATAAAGGTTTCTTGCTCATTTGTATTGCTCCTACACGAATAAATAGTGTCTAAATTATAAAAATACTTTTTTTTTGATTAATCTTCAATATTTTCTAATATATCAAAAATATTTTCTATTTCATCCTTATTAAGAGCAAAGTCTTTTTCAAGTTCTTTGCCTTCTTTAATTAGTTTAATTCTTCCTTTTAACCTAATTTTTGGATAATTTATAGTTTTTTTATACTCAAACCACCATTTCATAAATTCATCGTTATCGTCTAAATAAGCATCCACTACTGTTCTAAGGAATTTAGCACCATTAGTTTGGTCATACCTTAATTTAGCAACAAGTTGCGCTGCCTTTGCAGTTGGCATACGAAACGATAATTTAGTTAATTCGTCTTTAGGTTCCATTAGTTTCTGTGTAGGATATGTGTGTCGGATTCTCTAGTTCCAGCAGAAGTTTGTTTAATGAATTTTGCTTTGGCCCACAGTTCGCGAATACTTCTAGCTCCAGAGTAAGATAAGCCAGAACGAATACCGTTTTCAAGTTGATCGATAATCTCTGATGTGCTTCCTTTGTATGGAATAGTAGTAGAGATTCCTTCAAGTGATGAAGTTTTACCTCTCCAATCAATTTGTGCATCTTTTGAAGCCATGCCACGATAAACTTTGCGTTGTTTACCATCTTCTGAAACAAGAATTTGCCCTGGCGTATCAGAGCTTCCAGCGAGAACTGAACCAAGCATAGCAAAATCACAGCCCACGCCAAGAGCTTTAACAATGTCACCAGAATTTCTAATACCGCCGTCCGCAATAACCGTAACATTTTTAAAAGTTTTAGAACACTCCATTACACTATCCAATGAAGGAACTCCGTGACCAGTTTGAATACGAGTAGAGCAAATGCTGCCCCCACCAATACCAACACGAATTGAATTAGCTCCCCAATCAGCCAAATGCTCAATTCCTTCAAGAGTTGCAACATTTCCAGCCATAAAGTGGGGTCCATTTCCAAGTTTCTCCCTAAGAGTAATTAGGGCTTTCTTCATCAAAATGTGGTCACCATGAGCAACATCTAAACAAAGAATTTTAACACCACCTTCTACAAGGGCTTCTGCTCTTTCAAGATAATCACCTGTAATACCAATAGCACAACCAAATTTATGATTATAGATTTCTTGTGATACTGCTTCTGCTATTTCACATTGTCTTTGAATTGTGTTGTATCTGTGAATAATACCAAGACCACCCATTTTGCCAATTGTGATAGCCATTTTATCTTCACAGACAGTATCCATAGGCGATGCAATAAGAGGCAGGTTAAACCAAAAACCTCTTTCTTCATCTAACCAATTACCTATACTTACTTCTTTGCGTGATTCAATATCACTATACTGTGGAACAAGTAATACATCATCGTATGTAAGAGCTTCACGAAACATTAATCCTCCACTTCATTTACAAGCTTTACAAGATAATCCATTACTTGCTTATCTGCAACATAATAGTTATCACCAGCTTTAAATCCGTTACCCAATAATTGCATAAGTCTAAGATCTGGATTTCTTTTCCACGCAATAGAAAGAAACTCTAGCATGTTATTAATTTCAATAAGTCTATCTATTTTCATTTAGAAAGTTCTCCAAATTTTGAATTATGTACTCTTTTGAATAACCAGAATCTGGATCTGCATTTGTTTCTGGGTATTGAACGTTATAAATGTCGTCTTTATAAATGATAAAGATTTCTGGTACTCCATCAATGTTAAACAATTTAAACAACTTTCTTTGAGTTTTTGAATTTATGTTACCAAAATAAAAATTATCTTTGTATTGCTCTGCTATTTCATTAAAGATTGGCTTTAAAGCCTTACATAAATAACAAGTATTGCTTGTAAATTTAATCACATAAGGTTTATCAGATTTAGTGATTTCGTTAAAATCTTCTAAACCTAATTCTTTAACGATAGAATTATTTTTTATTACTATTTTCATAATAAGTTATCAACCTTTCTGTGTACCATTTAATTTTTTTAAGGTCTTCTAGTGGAGTACCTTTATGTTTATAACGCATAATGTATTTAATTATATTAGCGGTACAAAAAGCTTCACCCAATCCTTGATCTTCAATAACTGTAATTGCCTCAAGCTCACCAATATTGTAATGTTTTGGATGATCAACCATTTCTGTTTTGTTATTAGATAACTTTTTTAATTGGTCTTTATCCATAGCAGAACAAACATTTAAGTAGTTTACCGTTCTTGGAAAATATTCATAATCACTCATTTTCAGCCTCCTTAATTGTATCCTCTGCCCATGCTTGAACATCTTTATAGCAAGTAGGACAGAAAAGCTTGACCTGTTTGCTTTCATTAAACACCATAACAGACCATGAAAAGGCTTGTTCTCTATTATTTTTATCATATGACGAATTACAACCAGTACACTTCTGGGGTAATGCATCAAATAACATAGTTTTTTCTTGAATTAATTTGTTTTGCTTTCTAATTTTGCGTGCTGAACTCATACTTCAAATCCTTCAATAGTTTCTGGGTTTCCACTAAAGTAGATATACTCTAGCAAATCAGAACTATTATAACAAACAAAATCAATAAAGTCTTGTAATTTACCAAATGTTTCAAATTCAATTAGTTTGCCCTCATGGTATGCTTTAAATTGTCCAACTTCTTTTAAAATATCACACTTGTTAATAATTAAGTGTGTTGCTCCACCAATTTTAATTGCTTCGCATAGTTTATCAAGATTAAGCCAATTTACTTTTCTTCGCCTTCCTGTAGTTACACCATATTCTTTTCCTAAATCTCCAATCTTCATTAAAATTGGATCTTCAAGTAAAGTTTCTGGGAACAAAGGGTCAGTACCAGAACGAGTATCATAAATCTTAGCACAAGCAAAGACTTTATTAATTTTTTGTGGAGCAAACCCTAGTGAACAAGCTGCATAAGGTAAGCACTCGCTAGAGGTAACAAATGGATAATTGCCATAATTAATATCAAGGTGATAACCCTGTGCGCCCTCACAAAGAATATTCCCGTATAACTCTTCTTCTAATAGGAAGGTTTTATTTATTGTGCTATCTTTGGCAAGTAAACCCTTTCTGGCGGCTTTGTCTCGATATGCTGGTGCTATACCTTGTGAAGTTGTGCCAAGGTGCCCTAGAGTAGATTTATCTTCTGCAATATGTTCGTCCGTAACAATGTGAGCTAAAGGATGAATTTTTACAAGAGAGGTATCTAAGCCACCCATAGCTAAGTCTGCTATTTCTTTATAGAAGGAGTTTAGGTTTACAACACAGTTTGGTCCAATAACAGATTTAATACCAAAGAAAATACCAGATGGAACAATGTGTGTAGCGTACTTTTTGCCATTATGGTAAATTGTATGACCAGCATTACTTCCACCATTCCAACGACATACAAAGTTATAATGGTTTGGTTTTGACGCTAAGAAATGCGTAATTTTTCCTTTGCCTTCATCACCCCATGAAGCACCATAAACAATGTCAACATCTTTAATAATTCCCATCTTTAATAACTCCAAGTAGTTCAAAGGCAAAGAAACGTTCCAAGTATCCTGTTTCAAACACAAATACTTCGTGGAATTCCACAGACTCTGAAACGTCAAAACCTCTATCATCATAAAGGTTTCCAAAATACATGCCGTCAATAATCATATTATCAACAGCATATCTAACAATGTCACCTTCTTGTGGCTTAGCGTCCTGTAGAACCGAAACCACCACTTCCTCTATCAGTCTCACTCAATGACTCCACAAACTCAAATTGGTCAGTAGAAATCTTCTCTGGGATTGCTTGTGCTACCCTATCACCAATCTCCCAATCAAAATGAAGCTTAGAAGTATTGTGAAGAATCACTTTCCATTCTCCTCTGTAACTAGAGTCTACAACCCCTGCAAGTACATTAATACCAGCTTTAGCAGCAAGTCCAGAACGTGGTGCAATTCGCATGTAATACTCTGGACTAAAAGATGTACAAATACCTACTGGCACAATTGCACGTTCTCCTGGGCCTATTGAACCTTCTTCTGTAGCATAAAGATCAAATCCAGCGTTACCCTCTGCTCTTTGAGTAAGGTTGATAAATCCATTCATTTTAATAACTTTTAGGTTAAGACTCATTTTTTCCTCTTTTAAATTTCAATAGTTAGTGGAGCATTATTTGGTTTATACGCTCTATCGCAAGTAGATGCATTAATGTAACACGTATCTCCAATAGTTTCAATTCCATATCCTTCATGAATGTGACCAAATGCATGATACTTTGGTTTGATGCGATGCACTACTTCGTCTAGCAGTATAGGGCAACCAGCATTAATGTTTTCATAAGTTACATCACGAATCGTGCTTGGTGGTCCATGAGTAATTAAAAGATCAATGTTATCTGGTATTTGTTTCCAATACTCTTTTAGTTGGTCATCATCTGCATTAAAAGCCCAATTATAAAAGCGAGGTTGCCAAGGAGAACCATAAATTCTAAGTCCTCCAACAGACATCATACTATCTTGAAGATACCAAATGTCTTTGTGTTGTCCAAGCAACATACGGGCTTCATCTTGTCTTTTATAAAAAAGCCAATCGTGATTACCAGCAATCATAATTTTAGTTTTTGCTGGTTGTCTGCTAAACCATTCAAGTACACGACTTACTTCAACAAAAGAGCCATGTGAAGTCATATCCCCACAATGAATCAAAACATCAGTAGGCTCAATCTTCACAAGATCGTGCCTATTGTGTGTATCAGAAATAAAAGTAATTTTCATTAGATTCCTGTAACAGTTGTAGCTGAACCTCTCCAATTTATTTCACAGATAGGTTCATAAAGCCCTTCGCTATTAATGTTTGATGTATCTGTCCATTCAAGAACACCACCAACATAAATGTTTACGGTAACATCATTTCTTCCATTATAAACAGAACCAGGATAATCATGAACATAAACAGTATAGATTCCTGCATATGGTGAATCAATGTTGATGTTTTCTGGTCCTGTTCCTGGGATATCGTCAAGGTCAAGAATTGGATTATCAGAAGGACCAGAAGAACCCCATTCTAATCCACTTGTACAATTTGCATAGTAACAATCTGTAAAGTAGTCAGTTAGTGTACCAAATGGTGCTAAAAGATGCAAGTCCATATCGTCACCAGAATTAGTCCAGAACATTTCAATCCATAGACCATCACCAGCAAGTGCATTTAAAGTTGCATAACAAGGTTCAGAGACTTGTCCAATCTCATTAGTAACAATTAATTGACCTACATACTCTCCTGCTAAATCTGGCGTAAACGAACGTCGGTTAGCACTACCCGCTGGCATATCAATTAAATTACCTGCTGGTGCTGAATATAAAGTCCATTCATAATTTGTAATTGCATAACCAGCAGTATCGTATGAAGTATTGCCGATCCAATCTGCTGAACCGTAAATTGCATCAATGTTTGCAGGGTCCACAGAACAAACAGCAATTGGTTGTCCTAATGGCGGTGCGGTATCCTCAATAGCAGTATCAATAATTGCAGTATCGGCAGTATCATCTGGAATAATAGATGTATCTACAAACCCACTATCGTATGGATCTGGTTTTTTGTTAACCTCATACTCAGTACAGGCTAACATAAGTAAAGTTGTAATCATTTGTAAACTCCCAAGTACTAAATAGAGTGCAATTCACGATACTTGAATAGTGCAAGCTCTTTCATTTTTGCTTCAATCATAATGTCTACATCGTGACCATAAGTGTCAATATAACGATAAACATAGTCAGAATGTGCCTGTACAGGACACTTAATCTTCTGTTCCTCGCAACGAGACTCAGAATAGTGAACAACAGGCTTTACATCACCCCAAGTAGATACGGCAATAGCAAGCGCATCAGAATGAGACATACCCCCACTATGAAGTGAATGGTGGTGATAATCAAAAACAATCGGAATTGAGGTTCGCTTGAAAATGAAATTGTATAGTTCTTCCACCGTGTATAGAGAAGGCTTATCGTCATTTTCAAGAGTGAACCTACACTTGATGTTCTCTGGAACAATCTCCCAATTACGGAGAAACTGCTCAATAGCTGCTGTCTTATTCTTGTAAGTTGCGCCAACATGGATGTTAATTTTGTTGTAATGTGTGTTAGAAAGCCCCATCAAATCCATAATTTCTGCGTGAACAGTCAAATCCTTGATAGTATTTGTAGTTACTGCCTCATTAGAAGAAGTAAGTTTGTTGAACGGGCCAGGATGAAAGCTAAGTCGTTGGTTATTAGCAATAGCATAATCACCACACTTACGGAGCAAAGCAGAAACGGTTTGAATGTTTGGAAGATTTCTGATACCGTATTCAGATGCCCAAGGGAACATATCGGAAGACATACGGTAAAAGTTAATACCGTTTTGTGTATTCCATTCAAGAATAGTATAAAGGTCTTTTAGATTCTGCTCAATAAGTTCAGCAGCATAATTGATACCCTTTGCATCAAAAGTCTTACGAATCATTGTACGATTCGTTGTAACACGGGTCTTGGTAGATTCAGAAAGACCCAAATTAATGCAAGCATAGCCAAGGTTAGTAGACAAGAGAAACCCTCCAAGGACATACTATCCAAGGAGGGTCATAGTGTCAATGGTTTCTTTTCTTATTTTCTCTCATACCTTTATCAAGTGCAAGCGTTCCGTATTGTTGTCCACCTATTCTTGCTCGTAATGCATCCATACCAGCATCTTGAGAAACTGGGCCTAAAGATGCTTGCTGAGAACGACTTGATTGTGTAGAAGCCACATTTTGTGGATTTGTTGGTTCTGGAACTTTTATGTTCAATACATTTTCGTATTTTTGAATTTCACTTCTATCTAATGTAGGACCAGAAACTTTTCTCATTTCGTGCGCCTCAGAAGAAAATTGTTGTCCTTTTTCTGCTCTTTTTATAGAAAGAGGAAATACTTCTATAGTATACCCTTTATCATATCTTTTAGCATGGTTGTAGTAAAAGACTATTACTTTTTTTGTTTTCATTTCAGAAATGTATGTTTCTAATCTTTGTATAGCTAGTTGTTTATTTTCATCATTTTTTGCAATTTTTATTTTGTTGTTGTAGTCATCTAAATCAAACTCATAATCTATTAAAAATTCTCTTAATGGTAAAGGAATTAAGTTTGCTTGTTTTTTTTGAATCATTTCTCTAAATTTTGGAAAAAGATTTATAATTTGAGCACCTGTTACGGATAACAATTCTTCTTTTTCTCCAAGTTCTGAACCTGCTTCACTTACTTCGACTTCCGTATCTATAACTGGTTGGTTTCTTGGTGATCCATAAATTGGACCTCTTTCAAAAGGGCTAATTTCATTTAGCAATCCAACAAGTTCTTCTCTAATAACTTGTCTAAGTTGTGATTCTGTTAATCTTTTCATAAAAATGGGTTCCTTACCAATTAAATAGTAAGGAACCCTTAATTATGCCAACAATCTAAGTTGTTTTGCTACGTTGTTGATACTAAATCCCCAATCATCATGATTTGGTTTTACCATGTAAGGACGATTGGTAAACACAACATCTTTCTCTTTTATACCCCAACACTTGATTTTAACTTCTGTGTTGGTACTATCGATTGCGTTTAATACCCAATAATCTTTACCTGTTGCAGTTTTCTTCTTTTCAATCTCGCGGACAACAAACCAAGCAAGTCCAAGTTCTTCATCGTATTCAGAAATTGGTGGAATCATCTTCTCTTGAAGTCTAATCATAATTTCTGGAGATACAACAAGGTTCATTGGGTATACACCTGTAAGTTGTGTAAGATACTCAATTTTCTCTTCGTTTGAAAACTCACCTTCTGGTTTATAAGTCTCAATGTTTTCCAGTAAGTTCTTAAGCTTACGAGGTCTATCTACTGCTACCGCTGACCAGAAGTGTTTTGCTCCTGTAAATCTGTTGTCAATAAGACAATTACAAGCACCAGAACGAATCAATACATCAAGGGCTTTTTTATTCAACTTGCTGTATACGATGTTTTCGTTGAAGATAAAATCTTCTACTGTTTTGAATGGACGATTGTTGAAGATTTGTTGGATAGCTACTTCACCAAGACCTTTAATCGAAGAAAGAGGTTGGATTAGAGTTTCACCATCTTCCGAAATCTCCCATACCATACCAGAAGTATTAAGGTTTAGAGGTTCAATTTTGAAACCCATAGATTTTGCAAGATTAATTGCATACTCTTTGTTTTTTGCATCCTCTTTATCAAGGAATGCTGCTATCCATTCTGCCTTGTAGTAAGTCAAAAGCCAAGCACATTGATACGAAAGGATTGAATAGCAAACGGCATGAGACTTATTGAAGCCGTAACCCGAAAAATACTCAAATGTTTCCCAAAGTTTCTGGGCTTCTTTTTGCTCAATACCTTTTTCAACACAACCTTCGATAAATTTGTGGTGAATTTTATCTTTCTCTTCAAATCCTTTTCCAGTTCCTTTCTTTGTTAGAAGTTTACGAAGTTTATTACCTTCATCGAGATCAACATTTTTGCCAAGTTTATGAGCAAGAATAGCAATCTGTTCTTGGAAGATCAAAAAGCCATAAGTTTGCTTTGTAACTTCTTTAATTATTGGATGAATGTATTTAATACTTTCTGGATCTTCAACTGCTGCAACATAGAGTTTGTCTACATCTGCTCCAAGAGGGCCAGGACGATAAATAGAAGTAATTGCAGATACATCGATGATGTTTCTTGGTTTTACTTTCTTACAAAACTCTTGAACAGGTGCTTCAGTAAATTGGAAGACACCAGCAAAGTTACCTTTTTCAAATACGTTCTTGTAAACCTTCTTATCATTTAGGTTCATTTTGTCTGGATGAAGATGCTCATTATAGAATGCTTTTACATCTTCAAATGTAGGATCTTTAATGCCCTTATGACGCTTAAGAACATGCCTAATTGCACCTTCAATCATTCTCAAAGAAGCAATACCTAGAATGTCAAACTTAATGAAACCCATTGGCTCCAAGTGACGAACGTTTTGACCCTCTGACCAAGGAGTTTGACGTACACCATCGGAATTAATGAGAGGCATGTATTGATCAAGGTTTTCACCAACCACAACACCACCAGCATGACGGGAACAACTACGAACCTGTCCATAAAGTGCGTTAATGTGTTCTGCAATGTGAGGATACTTTCTCAAAAATCCTTGAAGAGTTGAAGAATACTCTTTTACCTCTTCAAATGTTGGCGTATAAACACCAGATTTAATGCCATGCTTCTGCTTTGCAAGAGGGGTTGCCTCAAGCATCATTTTACTGGTTACTTCATTTACTTCTTTAAACTCAATGTTGTAGAATTTACTAATGTCTTTTACAAGAGACTTTAGCTGTAGAGTATTCCAGTTAGAAATAGGAACAACTGTTGTATCACCCCACTCTTTGATTAGTATGTCTTTCAAAACCATTGGGTCTGCAACGTCATAATCAATGTCTGGGAATCCATCTTGATTCTTTGTCATGAAACGCTCAAACAGAAGCCCATGTTTGATTGGGTCTACTTGAGTAATTCCAAGAACATACGAGACAAGAGAACCAGCAGCAGAGCCACGACCTGGACCTACTAGCTGCATTGTTTGTGCTTTGTCAGAAATAGCCTTCATTGTAAGGAAGTATTTGCTAAACCCTCTATCTTCAATAATTTCAAGTTCTTGGTCAAGTTGCTTAATGTAATTTATTTTGTCAAGAAGTCCAAGATTACGCATACCTTCCATAGAATAATGACGAAGAGCCTCACCAGCAGTAAACCCAGCAGGTACTACAAAGTTTGGAAGTCTAACTGTTGTATCTGGCATGAAGTTTTCAATACGTTTGTGAGCAATTTCATAACTATTTGTAATGCTCTTCATAACCAAACTGTCTTGATAATGAACGTTTCCTTCCTTGGAATACTTTTTGTAAGCATCCCACATCTGTTCACCATTCTTTGGATAAAGTTCGTATCCAATTTCATCTACACCAGCAGGAAGCTCAGAATTACCTTCTGCCCACTCTGGTCTGCCTTTGCCAAGCCAACCAAGACGCTTATAAAGCTCACGGTCTTTCCAAGCATTAGGATTTGGATAATGGCTATCACAAGTAGATACAAGTTGAATGTCAAATTCCTCTTGCATCTTGATAATGTACTTATTTAGAATGTGCTGCTCTGGTACATTATTCCATTGTAGTTCGCCATACCAACGGTCACCAAAAATGGAAACCATTCGCTTAGTTACTGTACGAAATGAATCAAGAATAGCTTCCTCACCCTTATCCTTATTCTCCCAATAACAGCCAGCATAAACTCCACCAAGGCAAGCAGAGAGAGCAATTATACCCTCGTTATACTTCTCCAACATCGCATAATCCATACGAGGATAGCGATAATAATTTTCAGTCTTATAACTTTCAGAAACAAGCTTGAAAATGTTGTTTAGACCTTGCTGATTTTGTGCAAGAAGAACAAGGTGTCGTCGGCGATTAAGAATAGACTTAATCTCCTTTTTAGAAGCCCCTTCATCTTCTACAATTGCACCCGTAACAGATTCATCATCTGCTGTTTTATTCTTTTTATCTTCTTTTTGTTTATCATATTCTGTTCGCCATTCATCAAGAGAAGAAATGAAATAAGCTTCAACACCAAAGATTGGCTTGAACTCTTTACCTTCTTTCTTCATCTTTTTAGCATGAAGAACCTGCCAAGAAAGACCATTCATGTTTCCGTGGTCAGTCAAAGCAAGTGCATCCATACCATTTGAATAAGCAAAATCCATGTGGTCTGGTGGGTAACCCATACCATCAAAAATAGAACCTGCTACAGAATGTGCGTGCAATCCAACAAATGGAATCGTATTCATTTATCCCTCGTAGTCGTCATAGTCTGGTTCTGGAGTATAACTGTCTCCCTTCCAGTAAGCAACTACTTCTTCTGTATCGTCTTGACAGTCTTCGTTTAGACTACCGCTAATAGGCATTGTATCTGTATCGTGTGGTACAAAAATGCTTTGCATAAGCTCTCCATCTGTAAATTTAAGTTTCCAAGTTGTATAAGCACCATACATTTCAAACCACCCATGATGGTTTGTATCTACTGTTTCTTGTTCAACAGCACGAAAAATACCAAAAACAGGATGCTTTCTTTCGCTTTCTGGTACAATTTCAATTCTACGCTTAATAAGCCAAAGTCTCTTATCTTTAATAAAGTAATTATCTAGATAAGAACCAAGATCTTTAGTTTGGTACTCTCCAGCATCTGGTCCGTTTTCTATACTTTCCACAACTTCAATTGTATCAAACATCCCCATCTTGTTCTTCCTCCTCTTCGTCTAACATACCGTATAACGTGTATGGTGTCTTTGTAAAGTACTTTTTTATAGTAGATTGATTGTAGTATTTAGTTTCTGATGAACCCAAAAAACTACAATAATTTTTCCAACTATCAATTCTGTGGTATGAATGAAGCTTGTTAGGTTTATAGTCTGTTATTATACTACTATTAAAAACGTCGTCAATGGTGTATTCAATCCAAGGTTTATCTAACTTTCTTTTGTTGATTATGTCTCTAAACATTTTAAATTGTTTTCTTGAAAAAGTAAATCCTAAGTATTCACCATCTAAAACAGTTTTTCCATCTTTTGTAGAATGAAGATAATTTTCGTATGTACTAAACCTTTCTCTATTTTTAGCAATTTGCCTTGGAGCATAAACTCCATAAGGAAAAGCTACATAATACATTGCAGGTAACAACCATTTAGACATTTTATAACTTGTATAGTATGCATAATAAGCACCTTGTACAACAGAAAATGGAAGACTTGTTTTATACCTTTTATTTTGTAAAATTGGTACGTAATAAATTGGTATCTTTTTAAACATTACAGTATTAAAACCTTCTGGGGTTTTATGCTTAAAATAACTTCTAACTGGGTCGTATACAAACTCACCAATTTTATTTTTAAGTACTCTGCTTATGTCTTGATTGCATACTACCCAAATAGTTTCACAACCAGCCCAAGCACATTCAAGTATAGCTCTTTCAACTGCCGTATAGTTTTGTGCTATAGGCATCATAGCATCGGGCCAAGGCATGTTAAAATCTAAACTTTTACCTGCGATTGGGACGATACCTGCCAAGTGCGAGATCTTCGACGTTGTAAGCTGATCTTCATTAATTTGTTGCATAAGACATACTCCAGTATAGGCAATCTACCAAACATTCCAATTACTTCATCTGCCGTCAAGGACATAAATTTAATGTTGTCCGTATCTCTAAACACGTTTGGTTTTTCTTTTTCTATTACTCTGCTAACAAACGAATAAAGAACTGGTCTGTATTTTTGCGTTCCACTTTTATGAAATCCGTTTTCACAGCCTTTCATGTTGTATTTTTCAAACTGTTCTTTCAAAATAAATTTAATGTTGTAATCTGTAAGACCATCTTGAACATCTCGTAAGGAGTGACAATAAGAAATTAAACAACCATCTTTTGCTCTTTTTTCGTTTGAGGGTGGAAGAAACCAAATTTGATTTACATAATCATAATCTGTATAAATTACATCATACGACTTATCCATAAATTTTAATTTATTAAATTGTACAAAGTCTTTAACTATGTATTTGTCATTAACAACAATTGGATCTGGTAGACCTTCCACACCTTGATCATCAAAAACTAAAATTTCTTCTGCTTCTATTTTTATTAGTCTTGAATTTTGCGTAGATAATTTAACTAATCCATCATCTATTCTTATTGATTGTAGGTTAGTAGCTGGCAATAAGCCACGAAGCGATAAAACAAAAACTAACCGACCCCAAAGTATTTCTTTTTGAGGTCTGGTTAGTATTGTTCCTTTATTAGTATCCAACTCATGTAGTTCTGGAAACACATGGAGAAACCTGTAGTCTTGTCCTACTGTTAAACTATCAAAAACAGTAGGTACTTTTGGTACTACATAGAATACTGGTGTTTTAGTATAAAGTGCATATAATAGTGATTCAAGTGTCGCACCTATTATAATTCTTTTATGCTTGTGTATGGTTCCTTTCATCTACAATTCTTCTATAAGCTGCTACAGTCTTTGGATACAGTTCACTTGCAATTTCTAAGCAAGCCTCTGCAACTTTTTGGATTTCCCATTGTGCCCCTTCATGACTTCTAAGATCAATAAATTTTAGAAGATTAGAAAGATTAACTGTTCCATAATACTCTGTATACATGGCTTGTGGAAGAACCATTCTTGCTTGTTCTCTACAAACACCGTTATCAATTAATTTATTAAACAGAGTAAGAGAGTGCTTGAAGTGTCCAGCAACAATTGATGATGCAGGGTGTTGAATTCCAAAACCCTCATTGTGGAACATAGGATCGAATGTCTCATTGGTCGAAGCCTGTCTATTAGAAGCATGTTGTTTACGGTATCCTTTTGGCTCATAGAATTCGATGTTAAAGTCTGTGTATCTACGACTAATTTCATTATAAGACCAAGTACGGTGCCTGTGATGTTGTGAGCGTACAAACAGAGGTACTTTGAATCTAAAAGTAATTAGGTTGTGTTCTAATACAGAAGTATGTCTATGACGGATAAGATAATCAATAAGCTTTTCATCTTTATCATCTAACTCTTCCTTGTGTTTACCAAACGAAACACGGGCTGAGTTGACCACAGTAAGGTCAGAACCCATATAATCTACAAGTTCTACCTTACCAATACCATCACCATATAGATCAATAGATTTCATTTATTCCTCTTCTTTGTGAAGTGGTCCATCCTTTGGTGGTTGTGCTTTAGTACCAAAGTAATAAGCAAATACCATTAAACAAGTTTGCTGAATAAATTCAAGTATCTTCATTGATTCGTTACCATGAAGAAGTTGAGTAGAAGGACCAGCTACAATCTTATCAGCTACGAAAATACCTGCAATAAGCGCAAACATTGTAGTTACAAACTGTGTCAAAGCTGAATGGTCAGACGCTGCCTTTCTATAAATGTACTGAACAACACCGATTACTGCTGTTACAATAGCAACTGCAAAAAATACAGCAATCATTGTTGACCCATAAGTGTCATAAAGACTTGGGTATTGTCTCTGACCGTTTAGCACAGCAGGAAGGTCAGCTAAATCTTCAGTTGTTGTGGTAGCTTGTACTGTTACAGGTTCATCTGCAAATGGTGCTTCTTCCTCGTTTGCAATTACTGGTGCATTTTCTTCTAATGGTTCCATTTTTATTCCTCGCTAATTACGGCTTTACTTACAAGTGCGTTATGACTTTCTACAAGTTCATCAATGTTAATTTTTGCCTTTGACAGTCTATAAGCCTTAACTGCCATTTTAATATCTTCCTTTGTAAGCCAAGCGTTATCTACATAGTCTTGTCGAAGCTCTTTCATCTGTTCTTTGAAAGGCGTAATACATTCTTCAATCGAGGCAAGACTACGAATGTAATTCGCAATGTGTTCCTCACGACTTAGTGCATCAGACATTAATCCTCCTTAGTTACGGTTGCTAAAACATGATTTTCTTGAATTAGATAATGTGTTTGATTATCTATTTCTATTTCTTCCAACATATGTGTAGGAACCAAAATTAAGCTTTCTGGTTCATACTTCTCTGTCGAATCCTCTATAACACGGACAACCTTGTATGGCTTCTCTTTTTCTTTATAATCTGTTGGTAGAACGAAAGCGTGTTGTGGTTGCAATACTGCTTTAACCGCTAGTTGTTCAACAAGCAAGTATTTATTTCTTGGAGACAAATAATACATTATACACCTAATACCTTTTTGTGAGTTTCATATTCTTCTTTTGATAAGAAATTTGTTGTTCTTGCATTACAATACTTACAATAAAAATCTACCTGTATAGAATTGTTAAATTTTGTTTCTATATTTCCTGTTGGTAACCAATAATGAGTTCTACTATCTGGTGAAGGGAAACATTTTTTATCTTGTTCTTGTCTTGCAACTAAATGATTACATTTTGTAGACATAAAAAACCTCCTAATCAATTATTATTAAAATAATCAATTAGGAGGCTTATGTCAAGTTATTTTATCAGCCGCACTTGCTATTTCCACAGTCTGCACAAGTAACGCATCCATCTTGGTAAATCAAGTTAGTTGAACCACAATCTGTACAACTTTTTTGTCCTGTTGCTTTTGTTCCATCTGGTACATATTGCTTCAAAACTCTTGCAATAGAACGTGCAAATGAGAACATATCTGAATCTTGTTCTTTCTGTAACTGCTCCACAACATAGTTAATTGGCGCACCATGACGAAGTGAAAGAGAAAGTAGTCTGGTAAATGCTGAATGATTTGCATTATCAAATACCTTAACAACATCACGAATAGTTAAATCATCTACAATTAAATCATAGCGTGATTGTGTCTTAGAAACAGATGTTTTGTATAGAGATCCTTTCTTTGCGTTCTTTGGAAGGTCCACAAGTTTGTTTGCACCACCAAGGATTTCGTATGGTTTACCATCCATAAGACCAACAAGGATAGTCCACTTCTCACCTTTAATTGAAAGATTGTGGATTTCTGCTTCTAGTGTTTCTGGGCGTTTTGGCGCATTGTATTGTGGGAATACGTCTTTCTTGGTTTCTGTAATAAGCACACCATCACGGGAACCATCAACATAAACTGTAATACCTTTAAGACCAAGCTTCCAGCCAAGTCTGTAAAGTTCAGAAACTACATCTGGACTTGTACCTTTTGGTAGATTGATTGTAGAAGAAATAGAATGGTCAATGTGTTTTTGAATAACACCTTGAATTTCTACACGACGCTTCCAATCAATCTTATCTGATTCAGTAAAGAACGCAGGAATTTCTTCAGTCTCATACTCTTTCAAATAATCTTGTACGTTTTGGTGGTAAACCTTGTATTCTGTCCATTTATCTCCCATAACGTCTACAAAGGCAGCAGCTTGATCTTGCTCGTTGTGAGAAAGTTTACGACGACGAATGTAGAAATTACGGAATACTGGCTCAAGACCAGAAGAAGTCTGTGACATAATTGAAACAGAGCCAGTAGGAGCATTTGTTAGAATACTAATGTTTCTACGACCATGAGTTTTAATTGCGTTTTGAATACTTGTTGGAAGTGATTTGATAAACTCATTATCTTTTTCAAGTTCCCAATTAAATACATTAAATGATCCACGTTCTTTTGCAAGCCATACTGACTCTGTATAAGCTGATTCTTTGAGAGTACGATAGATTTTATCAATCATTACAAGACCATCAGCAGAATCGTATGGCATCTTCAAACAAGCAAGAGCATCTGCAAGACCGTGAGTACCAAGACCTGTTCTACGACCATCTACACAAGCACGAAGAAGATTTAACCAAAGTTCTTTTTCATCTGGTGTGTCACAAGAAGCAACAATTTTTGTAAGCTTCTCAATTTCAAGCTCTACCAAATCATCTGAAAGTCTCATTGCACGCTTAACAACGCCTTCAAACTTCTCAAAATGGAAGTAAGCATTGTCTTTGAATGGATTAACAACAAATGACTTTAGATTTACAGAAATAAGACGGCATGAGTCATAAGCAGAAAGTGGAATTTCTCCACATGGGTTTGTTGTAAGGGTTTTAAACCCATGATCTTTATAGCTTTCTGCTGGCAAGAACTTCTCAATGTTGCCCCACATCAAGAGTCCTGGTTCTGCCGTTTTTGTCGCAGAATCAACGACACTTTTCCATACCTCTCTGGCTCTAACAGTTTTAGAATAACTAGGATTATCGGAATCAACAGGAAATCTAAGAGTAAAATCCTTGTCTTGTTCCACAGCTTCCATGAAATCGTCTGTAATTCTGATTGAGACATTTGCACCTGTAACCTTTGTTAAATCATGCTTCATTGTAACAAACTTTTCAACGTCTGGGTGTCTTACATCAATAGAAATCATAAGGGCACCACGACGACCATTCTGACCGATCATTCTACATACATAAGAATAAAAGTCAGCAAATGACCAAGCACCAGTTGTAGTACCAGCAGAGTTATTTACTCCCATTCCTTCTGGTCTAAGATTTGAAATGTCAAGACCTACACCACAACGACGCTTAAATAAGTTTGCAAGGTGTTTACCAGAGTCAACAATAGAAGAAACATTATCTTCTGGTGAAGCTACAACAACACAATTTGACAATGAAGCTAGGGTTTCGTTATTACCAATTCCATACATAGGAGAACCCTGTGGAACAATGTATTTGAAATCCTTAATGTCTTCATAAATTGTATCATAACTTAGTGCAGATTCACCACCAAACTTTGCCTCAATACGTGCAAACTCAGCAGCAATACGCTTATGCATTTGATCTGGATTATTCTCCAGATACTTACCATTCTTAGTTTTAAGGGCATATTTTGTAGTAAATACATTTGCAGCAAGTTCATCACCCTTAAAGTATTGTAAACTTTCTGCATTTACTTCTTCTCTGTTATACATTTATTTCATCCTTTGTTTTCTTTTTATAGTTCTTGTATTTCTTTTTTAGATTGTCTTCCTGCTCTTTAGAGGAACGTACCATTATGTCCGATGGAGTCTCACCTGTCGAGGGCAAAACTTTTATTTTTACATTAGATGTATCCATGAAGATTGGAAAGACAAGACCATCTGGTCCATTACGATTTTTAGCTACAAAGATACGTCCAGAATTAGATGCTTTATCCTCTACAGTTCTTGACACGGAACAAATAAAGTCTGCTACGAAACATTTGTTGAACGCTTCGCTAATACTTTCCATAGTAATAACTTCCGCATTTAGACCAGATCGATTCGTTTGTGATGCTGTCCAAACAGGGCAAGTATATTCTTGAGACAATCCTCGTAGTTCTTCATAAATAGTCTCAAGCTCCTGTCTCTTCTCTTTCTGATTAGAAATAGGTTTCAACAAATCACCATAGTCAACAATAATCATATCTGGCTTAATGCCTTTCACTTTTAATTTTTCAAGATGAAGTTTAAGTGTATTGGTAGAAGCTGATTTTGTTGGATACTCTTTTACAATTAATTTACCAGGAAGGTTTTGAACAGATTCATAAATTTGTTCTTTATAAGAATACAAATCTTTCAACTCAATACCTGTTAGACAACTATCATAACGTGAAGCAACAACAGAATCTGCAAGCTCCAAAGTATAATGCACTACAGTTTTACCTGCTTTCAAAGCCTCAGTACCAAGATGAACAAGTACCATCGATTTACCAGCACCTGTAGGAGCGATTACAACACCAAGTTCACCAGTACCAAGACCACCCTTACAAATACTGTCAATCTCGTTCCAACCCATAGAGATAGGATTGCGAGACTTAATTTGGAATCGCTTCTCAAAGTCTACAAGGTAATCGTAACCAAAATCAGATGTAGTACCAAGCTTTAGTGCTTCATTGATGGTTTTGGAGATTTCATCAAAAGAAGCATTTTGTAGAAGTTTGACAGACTTCAACATAGCTTCTTTCAACTTCTGTTTCTTACAAAAGTCAAGTGATGTTTCTTTGATAAATTGTGCGCCATCTGGTTCTGCTTCTGGCATACGAGCAAAATAGTCACGCACTTGCTTCTGTACTGTCTCATTTTGATCTTCAAGACCTGTACGAAGAAGTGTGGTCATAATTTCAAATGTAGGATGAATCTTGTATTTATCTTTGTAATTAAATACAAGAGTCACGAAAGATTGAAGGTATTTTAGCTCAAGAAACTCAATAGCAAAAACCTCACGAATCTGGTCACAAAATGGACGATCCATGAGCATTAATTGTACTAGACTCTCTTGAAAGCTTTTTCCAAAACGAGAGAAGTCACCCCTCTCGCTGGTAGAGGCTGTTGTCATGTTAGCACCTGTTAGTGATTAAAGGATAATACGGTTTACCAAGCTCTGCAAGACCAATAACGAGCTTTTGTTTTTGGTCCTGGGTTATCGCAATTATGTCTTGCTCTAAAAGATTTACGTCTTCCTGGTATGTTCTTTTTAATCTTCATGTTCTTATCGCCAAAGTTTACTTTTTTAACATTACCAGTTTTTGGATCTCGTACATAAACTTTGGATTTTTTAACATCACCTTTCATTGGTTTATTAAGGGTTACTGTGCGACCTTGGTATTTTGCTTCTTGAATTATTGTTCTCTGACTTTCCAATAACTCTTGAAGGCAACCAGCGCAAACAAGTGTTCCATCGTCTAAATGGGCATCATCGTATTCTGTTGATTCAGAAACTACTTGCGCTCCGCTTTGTTGTAGTTCTTGACCAGTATCTGTAATAAACTTTGTTAAATCTCCTACTTTTGCTAAAGTAAGAGAATTTTTTAAATGTGTTACAAGTTCAAGTGCGTCTTTAAGTGAAACTAAGTTATTAGTCATACGTGCATTTGCTAAATTTGCTAAAATCATACTAGACAAAACAATAGTAGCAGATGCACCAGTAAATCTATTAAAACCTTTTGTTAAATCACCACCACCTAATTTAGTAAGACCTTTTTGTGCCGCAGACAAAACAGCTTCAGTTGTTTTATAAATTGGTCCTGGTTTTTTTGCCTCTTGAATTTGAGTAAGCAATAATTTAGCATTTTGTGCAGCTTCAATTGGATCATCATCTTGTAATACATTTTTCAACAAATAATCTATTGCTGCATCAATTTCTTTTTTAGAAATAAATGCTTGTAACTGACGGATAACACTTGGGTCACTAATAGACTTTCTTGTGTTATCAGATGGTCCTGGTTTCACAACTTTTTGGTTACTGAGAGCAATAATTTTTTGGATTGGGGTTTGTTGAGGAGCAACAGCTTGTGGTTGTTGTTGTGGGGCGGCTTGTTGTTCATTTAAATAAGTTCTCCAACCTTCCATTAAAAGTTGTTGATTTTGAAATGATGAAAATTTAGTCATAACTTAATTAGTCCTTTTTCTTCTTTTTAGTCCATGAAATTGGCTTAGATGATTGTTTTTTTCTTAATGGACCTTTACCAGCAGATTTACATTGTGCTTTTGTTGGTCTACAAGCTGGATACTTGCCACCACTATCTGCGGAGCTTCTACCACATGGACCACCAGTTCTACAATTTATCCAACCTTTTCCTTTATTACGAGCAAACCAACCATGAAGTCCTTGTTCTTTTTCTTTAGAGAAGTTTGGTTTGTATGGCTTTTTCTTTTTGGCTTCATCTAATTCTTCTTCAATTATTTCTATGTCACCAAGGTCTATTTCTTCATTCTTTTTTTTTCTGCCTTGACAATGTGCCCTTTGAGAAAAACCTTTTGGATTTTTGCAATTGATAGAACGTTTGTACTTTTCAGACCATTCTTCTTCAAGTACCTCTATTTCTTCTAAAACTAGTTGTTGATCTATTTCTTCATCTGTTGCATTCTCAGAAATACCTTTCCAGATCTTTCCTTGACGGCATTTAACAACAGCACCAGAAGCATAAGCAGAAGGCCAAACATCATATTTACGTTTGGCAATTCTTGTGCAACGATCACCACTTTTTTTCTTTTTTGCTTCTTGAAGATTTGAAAGAAATTGTTGTATTTTTGGTTTAATGTCAGCAGCAGTAATGCCTTTTTGTTTAGCACTTGCAACAACATTTTTTATGTCATTTTCTATTGCATCAACTGCTATCTGTATTTCATTATCTTTTTTTTCTGCTGGAGATAAATCTTCTGGCTTTACTTTAGCTTGTTGATTTGTGTTTGTAGTTTGTTGTACAGAAGCTGTATCTGCTTCTTGCAAAAATTGTTTCCAACTCTCTAAAATTAAATTATATTTCATACCTCTAAGTAGTATTGTTAGCCACAATTTTCTTAAAACAAGTCATTAAAGATGAAAAATCTACAACACCAAAACCATCTTGCATTGACATACGCCTAAATTCAAGTTGGTTTAACTGTGGTTCAAAGTTCTCAACAAGTTCATCAATCTGTTGTTTTGTTTGATAGGAGATTTGTGGAGAGGAAAGCTGCATGATGCGATAGTTATCTCTAATCACCTCAAAAGATGATGCGATACTTTCAAAAGCTTTACCTTCCTTATCTTTACAAAATTCTGTAACATCATTAGGAAGATAAGACTTCTCTTCAACAAGCATAGGAATTTTCTTAGCTATTGTAGCCATTCCAACACCTTTAACACCTTTAAGATTATCGCTATCATCACCAGCTATTGCTCTTGCTAAAGCAAAGTTGTTAGGATGAACACCATACTTTTCAATAATTTTAGATACATTCAGCAGTTCTTCTTGAATAGGACGATAAAGAATTGTTTTACCATCAATAAGCTGAATAAAATCTTTGTCTGATGACACAATTACCTTTTGCCAACGCTTATAATGTTGATGGTTCACAACATAAGAAATAAGATCATCTGCTTCAATGTTTGGATACAGTAGTTGAATCACAGGCATTTGATTAAAATACTCTGCAACTCTTGTTTGTTGCCAAATTCTATTAGCAATCTCTTCGTTCTCTGTAAGATTACGAACATCACGATTAAGACGAAGAGGGTTTCTACCATCTTTGTAATTTGAATTCATAATTTTACGTTTTTTGGAACCACCTTCACCATCCCAACAAACATATATAAGATCTGGGTTTATAGTATTGCATAGCTTCTGCATAATTTTAAGAAAGCCAACAACACCACCTACAGGTTGACCGTTTGGTGAAAGAGTAGGATTTGTTATGTATGCACGCAAATATTGATTGTTTGCGTCTACCACCATCATTCTTGGCATTTTAAATCCTCCATTAGAAAATAATGACATTGCTCGTCTTCCATAGTCCAAACATAGCACAATTCTGGGTATGCTGTTACAACAACACCCAGAATACTAAATTCAGAGATTAATGATAATTGATTATTTTTACGATGAATAATAAGTTGTGAAGTATAAGACTTTGCGTACCTATTTATCCATACCAAATCGCCTTCTTGTGGTTGAGTGTTCATCACATGCTGTCTCTATGTTATAGCCCCACTTTGAAACTTTTGCAGGGGCACCGCAAAACTCACAAATAGTATAAGACATTTTCTCTGCGTCTGCAATTATACTATAAACATAATTAACATCAGTAGGATCTATCTCTTCAATAGAGATGTAATAGCGAAGACCACCAAACTTTTGCTTAACTTGAACAGCATGGATATAGCTAGATTCTGGGTACTTGTTGTTTATTACTTCAATCTTTGCAGAAACATCATCAATAAGATGCTTCCAACCTTCATTGCATTCAAAATAGCCAAGAACTTTAAAAGTCTTAGGATACTTTTCCAGTATTTCAGTTTCCCACATTTTGTTTCTCCTTAAGCACAATATCGCCTACTGCTTTAATTGTGTTTAGTGCAATGTCGCTAATAGAAAATGGCTTACCACTATTTTGCAGTTCAAAAATAGTATTCATCATAACATCGTAAGATACAGCCATAGCATAATGAAAAGCACCAAGTTCTTCATTAGCTTGAGTTTGATTTACTTTACGAGTTGAAGTAGATCCGTTTTTCTTGTATACAACCCAAAAACCACTTTCTGCATTTTCCCAAGGATAACGGAATTCTTCGTATGTGTATGGCTTATAGCTATTACTCATTGTAAATCCTCATGGACTCAATCTCACCGTTCTCGTTAGAGTATACTACCTTCTTAACACCAACAAACTGCATAGCAGCCTCGCACATAGGACAAGGCTTAGAGTTACGAAGGCAACCATCACGACCAACGCGAACAACATAAATAGTTGCACCCTCAGTAATAGAACGATCAAGACCAAGGATAGCACCAATCTCAGCATGAACAGTAGCATGACCACGCTGCTTCTTACTATCGCGGAATCGATTAGCCCAAGCCTTATACTTGTTCTTATTACAAGAAGTGTTCAAAACAGTACCACCGCGAACAAGCACGGCACCATGCTTATACTCCTTAAAATCGGTCTGCATAGCAATTCGTGCAGCAAGATCAATGTAACGCTGCTTCTTCTTGGACAACTTCGGGTCAGACTCCATGATGTTCTTCTCTCCAACACATAGATAGTAACAAAGCCCCATAGGGAAGTCAACCCTATGGAGCCTGTTTCTTTTTACTTACTTTTAGTCTTCGCTTTCTATGTTGTAATAATTTGAAGCGTTACCAGTTTGCTTATCAAATTTGGTAATAAGTTCTTCTTCCACAATACTTAAAACTGCCTTTCTAAAATCTTCGTTATTTAATTCGTTAGGAAAGTCTGCTGATCTAAATCTCTTTTCTGTCCCATCAAGAAGTGTAATTGTCCACCATGCACCACTTGAAGCTCTATCAGATTTAGAAAGAATGTCAAGCCAAGCTTCATGATCTGATACTTCTACTCTCTCACCACCCCATAGTAGTTTAAGTGAGCATTCTCTACCCTCTGTTCCAAAACGTGATTTTTTAAGAACACATTTAGTTTCTGAACCAATTCTAAATCCTGTTGGTGATACAACATAACTTGCTTTACTTTTCTTTGGAGTAAGCCAAATTCTAAGTGAATAAGCGTATGAGAGTGCTTTACCGCCTGGAGTTATAAATGGGTTTACAAGCATTTCTGTGTGTGCTGTTGGACCCATTACAATGTTTTGTTTTAACTGATTCAAAACAAGGAAAGAACTTCTTTTGTTTGCAATTGGTTGAATAAGCTTTGCAAGACCCTTTGACATAATTCTTGGTTTTACAGCCATTGAAGATTGTGGATTAAAGTCACCTTCAAGGTCTGCAAGCGATGGAGTAAATGCAAATGAGTCAAGAATGAATAGAAATCTATCACCTTCTCCAAGAAGTTGTTCGATAGTTTCAAGAACAAACTCAATATTAATTGCTTGTGTGTAAATAATCTCACCTACATTACATCCTGCTTTTGCAAGAAAGGATGGATCTAGAGCAGATTCTGAGTCAAAGTAAACTACAGTCATGCCCATTTTCTGGGCATTAGCAGCAATCTGAGCAGCAAAGTAAGATTTACCAGAAGCTTCAATACCAGCTAGTTCTGTAATACGACCTACAGGAATACCAGCTTTCTTACCTCTACAAATAATTGAATCTAATACGTCAGAACCTGTTGGAATCCATTCAACTACTTCTGATGGGTTTTGTTCAAGAAGATCAAAAGATACTTCAATACCTGCTTTTTTGTTAATTGCATCTCTCATTTGTGCAATAGATAATTTACCATTTGTTGTTGTTTGAGTTTTTTTAGCCATTTGTATCCTTATGTTAAATGAAAACGGGTGTACCATAAAGATACACCCGTTCTGTTATTTAGTCAACAGATTAGTCGTCTGTTCCTGTGAAATCACCAAACGCTTCATCTACAGAAGAGCTAGATTTCTTGGCTTTTGTACCACCCTTGACGATTTCGCGTGAATCAGCTTCTGCACTCTCGTCAGAAGAAAGTGCTGCGTCAAGAATACGCTGGACTTCCTGTGTGCTTTGACGAGGATAAAGTGTGGAGAAATCTGGAATGGTATCAAGAATCTCCTTGCACTTAGCTGGACCACCGTATTCTGGAGAACAAAGTGGTGAAGATTTACGACGAGGAGTAATCTTAGTCTCTGGGAACTGATCTTTTGCACCAGCAGGAGGCTTAGTGTAATCAATTACAAGGTCAAGACCATCCTGTGGGTCAGTAATGTCACCATACTCTGGGTTAAGTACAAGTCCTACCATAGTCTCATAAGCACGCTTACCGTATTCCCAAACCTGTACACCTTTTGCTTCTTCTCCACGAACAAGTACGGGAGACATAAAACGCTGCTTGGGGAAAAGCTCTTTTGCCATTTTCTGGCTTGACTTGTCCTCATTAGCTGTTCCTTCCTTCCAAAGCTGTGAAGCAAAGTTACAGACAGGACATTCATCGCCAAAGTTCTTCTTGGGACAAAGAACAGTCTTACCACCTACCTTATAATGGAAGAAAAGCTCCTTGAATGGATCGCCGTCTTCAGTTGGAACAATACGAATAGAGTGTTGTCCCTCTTCCATCTTCCACTTTACAGATGTGGAAGCCTCTTTACCGTTGTTGGCAAGTTTATCAAGTTTTGCCTTCATTTTGCTCATATCAATAGCCATTTTATTGTCTCCTTAGTTGTTTGTTAAGTACGATTGAACAAATCTCTTCAATCGCCGCATTCTTATTCTATTCACTCAATACGCTTTCGTCAAGGTCTGTTTCCAGAATCTCTCCTACTAGCGTTTTATGATTGAAGATTCGGAATTCCTTACTCTCCAGATCATAAACCATTTCTGACCCATCGGGAAGTGTTCTAACTTTCCCTGTGCCCTTCACCATTCCTTCTAACATGGTTCTTGGTAGGTCTGCAACCTTCATAAAAGACATTGTTCTTTGAGAACCGTCTTTCTTTATAAATGTACCTTTATACGACTTCATTAGTGCCTCTGTATGTGTGGTGACTTTTTAACAATGTAACAATAATTTACATCAAATGAAGTTGAATAAACACCAAAACTATTCTTTACAAATTCTTCCGTTTTAGTGTCCATTTGTTTTACCAGCTTATCAAACAGGTCACCATCTGTTTGAAGTTGTTTTTCATTAATACAGTAATAGTATCTCTTCTCTCTACACTCGTCAAGGTTGAAAAACAAACTTTCATTACCGTTATCAACATCCATTATACCTATAGTATTTATACAATAAGTTGGTAGTGATTCTAATTCATTACCTAAAACTGGTTCATTATGGTCAAGAAAATTTATCATATGTATTGTATCTGCAATAACTGTATTTAATTTATCGTAATACCCAACAATAGGTATTTTACCAACCATCTTCGCAACATCTTCATAAGTTATTATAAACATTGAATCAAATCTTTTTGATCTTGTATACTCTTGAAGAACATTATAAACAATTTTATCTGTTGTTTTTTGAAGATCTGTTAAAAATTTTGTACTTGGTTTAACATAAAAAATTCTTATGTTACTATCCTTATACTTTTCTAAAACTCTTAACGAAGCGGAACAAACTATTTCATCACCACTTACAATAAAATCAATGTCAGTATCATCACTATTAAAAATAATAGGCTCATGATTTGTTTTTTCATCGTATTTCTCTGGGTGATCTTGTTGCTCAACTACTACCTTATAGATTTTGTATTGTGGGTACTTGCTAAATTTATCTGCTATGTTGTGTGCTGTTTTACCTAACGCAAGAATGTTCATTCATAACCCATAGGAATCTGTAATGCAGTAGCAATAATTTCTTTAACGTATGGAGTTTTATTTTCTAAATCATCTAAATCCTTATACTCAACCCATTTATGATCACAATGTTCATAATTAAGTTTTATATCACCTTGTACATCATCACAACGATAAATAAACATTTTACCACTTTTAGCTTTACGAACACCACAGTATTTAATTCTACCATCTAGTTCTGTTTCTTCTTTAAGCTCTCTTCTAGCAGCTTTATAGGGTGCTTCACCTTTTTCTACATGACCACCTGGAAATGACCAATGTAATGGTTTCCATGTATCTGTTTTGGATCTTTTAATTAAGAGAATTTTATTTTTATCTATTACAACAACTACAACTGAATCTTCGGTATCTTTTTCTTCCATTTTGATCCTACTTTAGTAATTCTTTAATAACCTCTTTTACAATTTCTTCAAGAAGGTTTTCTTTCATGTGTTTAAAGTATTGTACTTGTTTTTCTCTTTTTTCTGCACCTTTTCTAGAATCATAACAGCCAAGATTCTTACCACTCTTTTTTGATTTCAAACAATACTTAGAACCTTGTTTAACAATGTGTTCACCAATAGGAGGAGCAGATTTAGAACGTTCCATAGATGGTTTTTCACTATAAGGGGCACCAGCGGGTTGATTGCCATGACCAATAACTCTTTTCTTTTTACGACTGTGCCCTGCCTTCATCTTTCTCTGAAAAGGCTCTGTCTGTTCTAATAAGTCTCTAAGTTGTTGTACTAAAGGGTCCATTATTTAAGTGTTAATAGGTATTTAAGTTTGTTAAACTCGCCAAGTATTTCATCGCGAATGTTTAAAAGATCTGTATCTTTTTGTTGGTCAAGAATATCTGTCATTCCAATAAGAGTTTCAATGTATCCATCTACAATTTGTTCTACATCACCACCAAGGTTTTGTAGTTCAATTGGACCAGTAACACGTACTCTCCCGTTTCTTCCCATCCAAGCTTCTGTAAAAGTATCTATAAGATCACCAAGAGTTCCATAGATTCCACCAAAAGCTGAATGTCTGGCAAACGATTTTGTTTGCCAATGAAAGATTCTCATTTGTTGTTCCATTTGAACAAGTTGCATTACTATTTGGTCCATTTTATCTCCTATCTTTTGTTGTTATGTCAGCACCATGAACCGCTGTAATCAACGCCAAAGTAAGACACATAAGAGCAATAGCTAAACTTAGATTTTGTTTGTCTTGAGCTTTTACTGCTTTATTTAATTCTTGGTTTTTTTCAATATATAATTCTATATCATTTTTAAATTTTTGACCTTCTGGCGATCTCATAAATTTATCTACTTCACTTGATTTACCACTTGGATCAAGACTGACAAACCTTTTTGCTTGTTCTATTAAACTGTTATCTATTGTGGTTTTAATGCCTTTATAAATTAATTGTTTATTATCAACATCAAATTTAATATTTGGGCTTAAGCTTTCAATGTATTTTTTAGATAATACTGGAAGCTGCTCTTTATCTACTTGAGATGCACCAATTGTCCTGGCTACTTGAGCTATCGCTGGACCTCCAGATAATGCTTCATCAGATTGGTTTATAGCTGTACCTAATGAAGCTCCACCACCAAATGCAACAGCTAATGGAAAAGCAAATTTAGCAAATAATTGTCCAAGTCTTCCTTCGTTTAAAAGATCTGGATTATTTTCACTTAATACTTCTAAAAGTTCTTGTCTAACTATAAGTCTTAATTGTGATTCTGTTATAATCATTATAAAATTTTCCTTTAATTTACTTACACAATAAATAGTTAAATCTTACGCATTTCACCGTAATTACTTCCTGCTTTCACGTTTACTTTAAACATCCCAAGGTCAGTATTGGAATAAATCTTCATAATTTTTTTTAGGTCTTTTTTATCTTCGTCTGCAAGATCAATCACAATGTTGTCATGAATAGTAAAAGCAATAAAAGATTTACGACCTTTTAGAAACTGAAACACTTTAATCATCTGACGAAGAGCAAGCTGACCAAATGTAGACTGAACAATGTAAGAAAGAGCATGATGATTATCTGCTGAAATTTGTAAGCCGTAGAACGTAGTAACCTTTTCTCCATCCCAAAATCTATTAAGTACTTCTTCTTTATTGTAAATCGATTCAGCCTTTTCATTTTTAGTATCTCCATAAAGCCATGCAAGAAATGCTACTTTTGCTTCATCCCTTGTTTTCTTGTTATCAAAAATGTGTTGATTATTCCAATCGTGAATATCTTCTTTGGGTTGTGGCTTTCCTGCAAGAGCAAGAAACGTTCTAAGTTCTGCTCCGTTATAATCAAGCTCAACAAACCAATCATTTGTAGGATGGATAATAGAACGATGATTCTTATCCATCTGCATTATTGGGAATGAACGTTTATGGGTTGATAGTCTACCTGTCTTTGTTCCAAAAATGTCATAGTTAATAAATCTACTAATGTTTGAATACTTTTGGATTATCTTTTTATCTTCCACACCATCCAACACAACATTCAATGGTCTACTTTTAATGTCCCAAAGAACTTCTGATAATTTAACGAGATAATCATAATCTTTTGGCTTTGCAACCGTATTTAGAATGTGTTCAACAATTTTTGTTTTGACTTCATAATAAGTCATAAGAAACTTGTGTGGAATCATTTCAAATAAACAATTATCATCAAGATTAATTTTAGCATTTGAGAAAGATTTAAAATAAGCTTTCATCTTATCATTAACAAGTTTCCAATCATCTTTTGCATTATCTGGACAAAACTTATTAATTTCATCTTGGCAATACAAATAAGCATAATCACCACCATTAAAGGATGGATGATAACTCCAAGATTTTACATAATCTGGTAAATTTTGAATTATTTCATTTTGACAATAAAAGCCCACACACTCGCCTTTATTATCAAGAGGTTCAACAAACATTTTAGCCTCATTAAAATTTATAAATAAAATTAGAAGACTTCATTTTCTTCTTCTTACTTACTTCGATTACTTGAGCATAATCTGGATTTGTTCCACCGTCAAGGAATGGTTTTGTATCTTTATTGATGTATTGCAAAGTAGATAATTCTCCAGATGCATTATAAATTGCGGTTAATGTATGTAATTTATTTTCAAATTGATTTTGATTAATTCTAAAATTTTCTTCTCTTAATCTAATAAAATAATACATTTTAATCCAAAATAAATCATCATAAGTATTGCTATTAATTTGTTGTTTATTTATTGTTCTGTTTATAAGTTGTCCTTCATTATTTAAAATGGGACTTTGTATTTTGTTCTTTACAAATACATTGTCATTGTAGTATTGTATTAATGTATCTTTAATAATTTTCCAATCTGTTATGTATGTCGTAGTATAAGCGTTATCAAACATTTCATCAAGAGAATTAAAATTGTTTTGTTTCATTTTTTCTAATGCATAATTTGTTGAAAGATTGAATACTAATCTCCAGGGTGCATTCTTATCAACAAAAAAACTGTATTTTTCTGCTGTATTAATGAAAAATTTATAATTTGGATCATTTAAAAATTGATTAACTTTTAATTGATCGTCACCATTATTAAGATTAGATAAATCAATTACTAATCCTGTAGTGGTTGGCGAAGCAATTCCGCTTGTCATAAAAGCTGTTTGAGAAATGTATAAACCAGTATTATTCATAAGATAACAAAACTCATTAAGAAAATCATTTAAATTAGTTATAGAATTTCTTAATTTATTTTGATCAAATACTTTATCTAAAAATGTTCTTATTGTTTCATTATAGTTATTTTGTGGTATTGTTGTTGCTCTTACAATTTTTAATGGATTTAATTTTGATTTAGGAATTAAACTTAATTGATTTGCTCTTTGAAACTCAATAACCATTTCATTAAAGGCATCTGCAACGAAAGAAATAGCATAAAATTGATTTGCTTGGTTTATGTTGCTTGTTTTGAGAACTTTAAGATTATTAGTATTTAAAATAATTGAATCTAAATCTCTATTAATCTTTCCATAAAGAATTGAATTTTTCCAGAAATCAATAATGTTTGTGTATTCTTTTGGATAATACACAACATCATAGTATTTTCTAAATGTAAATTGTTCTATAGATTTTTGATTATTTCTTGCTATTGTTGCCATTTTTATTCCTATTAATCAAAAAAACTTTTAAGGTATTCTATTTCTGCTTCTAACGCAATTTGTGCTGCACGAGAAATTTCACCTTGTTGCATACTGATTTCAAGATCTTGTTGTAATTGTTGTAGTTTCTTTTCTCTATCTAATTCTTCTTTTTGCTCTGCCACATCGTCAACAATTTCTTTTAAGTTAGCAAGAATTAAACTCATTTCTGGTAGAACTTTTCCACTTGAGTCATAAAGACCAGCTTTTTCTAATTCTGTATAATTACAATCTTGTGATTCTGCTTCGCTTGGTTGTAAACCATCGTTGGAATGAAATACACAATCTAAAGTAGTTGTATACGCTTCGTCAGTTATTTCACTTGTAACTTTTGTAACAGTATAATAACCGCCTATACCAGTTAATTGTGCAAATGTAGGAGCAGATTTTACTGTTGAAATAACTCTTCCAAATTCAACATTAGGTTTTATAAACAACATCATGCCAGGGTAATAAATGTTATTGCCAATCATTTTTATTTCAGCATTATAAAGATCTCTAAATTGTCCAAGATAAATAGTTTTCTTTCCAACAGATTTTGATTCTCTTAAAAATGGTTGATCTATTTTTTTAAAGTTTATTGATTTTACTAAACCATAATCTTGTGCTAAAGTATAATGATAAATTCCTCGTTTTTCGTCAGCAACTTTATTCTCAACACCAGTAAAATCTTTATTAAATTTATCGTAAACAATAAAATAATTAAATGGAATTAATTTTGTATTAGATAAATTTGTTCTTGTTAAATAAAATGGTTTTAAATTTGTTTTATTAATTGATAATCCAAACTTTACTGCATTTGTATTTGGATCAATAAAATCTGATAAAGGATGATTTTTTGGGTCTGTTGATCCTAATGAAATAATAGTACTAACTAACGAAGTATTTGAATACTTATTAACATTACCGTTATAAATTTCTCTCGATTCAAGTGATGGTTCTGCTGCTTTTATTGTTAAGTCTTTAATAAATTTAAATAAAGGGTATTCTTTAACTCCTTTTTCATACAATTCATTATCTAAAAAATTAACAAAAAAATTAATTTCAATAGGTATGTCTGCAATTGAAAAGTTCTTTGGTTGGTTTGGTATTTGTACAACCTCAGAAAAAGTAGAAAATAAAATTTTATTTCTTTCAAGTTCTTTTAAATTTGAACCGTACTTATTTCTAATTATTGTTATAGCTGCGTCTATTAAGTAACCAAAAGTAGTAAACATAATTCTTTTAGAAGTTACAGATTCTTCTTCATTTCTTAATGTCTGCTGAGCTTCGCCAAAATCATCTGGATCTCCTTCTAACCACTCTAATCCATCGCTTGAAGTTCTTGCCAAATCAAGATTAGAAAGTTTTTTATCTAAAGCTGTCTCGTCTTGTGGTAAAATACTACCAGTTCTTGTTATTGAAAACTTTGGTTTACTAGCACTACCAATACCATTTTTCCAATTTAACCATTGTTTAACAAACGGAGCATCTACTGGTAAAAGAAAAATTTTATTTTTACCATTTGTTGTTTTAATTAATTCTTTTATTAATTGAGAATAATAAAATTGTTTTATTTCTACAGTTCTTGAATCAATTAAATTTTGTGCTAGATCAGCAGTAGCAGAATAAGTTGTTAATAGTTCTTGTACTTTTTCCTGTGCTACACCAGTAGAATAATCTAAATCTGGTATCCCAAGGTTTGCTAAAGTTGCATTAGGACCAAGACATAAATTTAATTCTGTTTTTAATTTTGAAAGATCATTACCATTTGATAAATAAGTTAAGAACTTTATTCTTCTTTCTAATTGAGTTATTGTTAAAGATTTTGATAATAATTCTACATCTGCTTTTTCATTAGATGTTTCTAGTTCAAAACCAGGAGTAACTGTTTGAAGATCAACAGCATCGTAAGGAGAATCTAGTGTTAAAACGTCTACATCTTTTAGTTTATCTAAACTTTCTTTTAATCCTTTTAATAAATCAAAATTTGTAGAAAATAAACTATTTTCTAAACTAGCAATGTAATTTGCTGTTAGTTTAATGCTGCCATCCTCATTGAAAGCAAAATTATGTTGTACAAGGTTTAGGTACATAACAAGATCAGAATCATAAAACTCTTCATTTATGTCTTGTTTACCTTTAAAAATTTCATTAAGTATTTCTGGTCTTAGTTGTTCCCATCCAACAATTGCTTTTATCCTAAATAAAGGACTTGAGTATTGATCTGGTAAAATAGATGGATGATAAATTAATGACCAATAGTTTGTAGTTTGTTTTGTTGTCGGATTATCAAATGGGCTTCTTAACAAACTTGGAGTTCTATTGTTCCAAAGTTTTAACATTTGGTCATAACTACCACCAGAAAAAGAATTAATAGAATCAAAATAAAATTCTATTTTTACTTCAATTGTTTTTTCTGATGATGCTGGATTTGTACCTGCCAAGATCCAATTGATGGACTTAATACCGCAATTATTTCCTACAAAATGATTTTCACTAAGATAATTGTATTTGTAATCTTTACTAAAAATAAACTCATACTCACTATCATCTTCTGAATTTACTCTAAATAATCTAATTTTTGGAATCAAAGAATTGTATTGATAGGCTTTTAAATTTGTTAATTTTAACCCATCAGTCTTACCTGTTAACAAAGCTATTGTTTCTGGAAGACTTTTTTCTGAAGTATCTAAAGTTAAGATGTTGTCATACGTAGGTTTTATTAATTCAATTATTTCAGTTATGTAAGATGTAATAAAACCTTGATTATTAAACTTAACATCAGTTTTTGGTGGCATTTTTTATCCTATCATTCCCAATAAATCACCAAGAGGTTGTGGGATTTGTAAAACATCTCCAACAGCCAAAGAAGCCTCAATTGGCTTTTTGTTGTACCATGCAATTATCCACCAATACTTTGGATCACCATAATAAGTAGATGATAACTTCCAATACTTATCACCAGCCTTCCAAATATGATTGGTAAAACTTAACATTTGTATTTGTTCAACTGTTGGATAAATCAAATTAGCAGTTGAATAATGATCAATAAATTTTCTTCCTCTTGATTCAATAACTTGTTTTAATGAAGTATTGTCTGTGGAGGTGCTTTTTAAAACGTTTCCAGAGTATCTTGTAGCCATTATTTACCTCCTATAACCTTTGCAGCAGCAGCATCTTCTGGATTAGATGTGCCTTGGCTATTAGCATTTGTGTCTGGTGTTGCTGTTTCTGCTCCATCAGCGGCTGCATGAAATCCATCGTGACCACCAGCGGGACCATTAGTTGTACTAAAGTTGTAAAAATAACGTTTATTTAAAGTTCCTGTTACTATCACTCTACCGTCTGTATCAGTTACAAGATTTTCATTTAATACTGTAATACCTATTGTTATGTCAAAAGCTTTAGGATAAATACCTTGTGTAAGATTACCTATTTTATTGTTTGAAGCTCCATCAGTTTTGTAAAATACAGCATTCTTTTCCATAACTGGATCTGCTTTTATTGTTGTAATGTAACATAATACACCAGAATCATTTGTATTTTCTCCAGCTTGTATTAGATCGTGTTTTATTCTAAATAATGGTGGGGAGGTCATAACTTGACTTGAATTGTATCTTGGATAACAAACTCTTTTTAAATGGTCTACACAATGTAATAAATCATCGTATGGAAGATAAGCAGTTCCATCTTTTAAATCTTCTTTTGCTCTTGCTTTAAAATTAATGTTCATTGTTCTACCCATTCTTTTAAAACGAGCAATAGGGTCCATTCTACCAATAACAGATTCTTGATTCCATTCTGGTGTTAAACTTTCTGTAATTCTTAAATCGTAAGGAAGGAACTGAATTTCAGAATCATAGGTAATACTAAATACTTTTAGTAAACCTACTTTTACACCTTCAAAAATTCCAAAACCAGGATAAATGTCAGCCATTATTATTCTCCATTATTTTAATGGTACTCCAAGTGCTTGTGGTGATAAATTAGAACCACCATTCATAACTTTATTAACAATACCTTTTATTGGTTCGTTACCTAAATAAACTTTAACTTCTGGTGCAGGTTGGTTAATCATAGGTGATACGGTAACATTAGGTTGTTGTGGTGACATAATGCTAACAAGTTGATTTGCTTTTTCTGTATTTAGATTATTAATTGAATCAACAGATTGTTTAGTTGCATCAGTTATTTTACTTGTTACTTCCATACTTGTATTTAGTTTATCAAGTTGAGGAGTTGTTACAGAAATACTATCTGGTAATGCTTCAAAGCTTGATGCAATACCTTTTACAGATCCTTCAAACTTATTCATGTTTCCTAGTGTTCTATTCATTTGACCATCTAAACCACTTAGAGAAGAAGTCATACCACCAAATACGCTAGGCATCTCATTTAAAACATCAAACAAAATTGGAGAATGTGGTTTTAAAATTATGTCATGTAGGTATTCAAACGCTAAACCTAGTGCATAAATTGCTGCTCCTAACCACCCTACAGGAGTAAAAATTAAACCAATAGCAAGACCTATTTTAAGTAAAAATCCACCTATAGGATTATCAACCAACATTGTAAACATTGAAATCAATCCACTAACAGCATCAACAACTGGACCCATAACAATAGCTAAATTTGCCATTAGTAATTGTATTTTTTCTTGAATTGGTATTGATCTTTGAATTGCATCATTTAATAATTGTTGTTGATTTGCTCTTTCTGCGTCTGCCGCTGCTGCTCTTTCTGCTTCGGCATTTGTCATTGATAAAATACGACTTGCTTCTTCAACAGATTTGAAATTACCAGCATCTGCTATTAATTTCTTTTCATAAAAAGACATTTGATTAAAAGCTAAACCTGCATCGTTTAATCTTGTTCTTAGTAAATCAATTGCTCTTGATGGGTCTTCTGCTGATGCTTCAAGAAGTTCCATAGCATTAACAAAACCACCACCAAGAGCAGCATTAAGCTTACCAGCAGCAGTAGCAGCACCTTCAAATGTTTGAAACTTTTCTGTTATTCTAAGAAGATCATTAAGAGCAACACCAGTTCCTTTTGCTTGAATTTCAAGATTTTTAAATACATCAAGCATTTTGTCGCCATAACCACCCAATCTTTCAGAAGCAGCAGCAAAATCAGATGCAACTTGTGTTGGTGATCTTCCTATAGCCAAAGCAAATCCAGCAAGTTTCTCAGAAGTCTTTGCAGCTTGAGATTCTGTCATTCCCATTATTTGAGTTAAACTAGCAATTTGTTTAGCACTTTGTTGAGATGAAATACCAAGCTTTTCTAATTTTGCAGTAGATACAACTAATTCTTCTTGAACTTTTTGATTAAGGTTTGAGAACGTATTTAGTTCTGTATACAAACCTTCAATTGCTTTACCAGCTTGTGCAAACGAAATACCATAAGCAGTTGCGCCTCTTGCTGTGTTGTTTAAAACAGATTGTAATTGTGCATTTGCTCCTGCTACTTTTGATAATGACGCAGCAGCTTGATCGTATTGTTTAAATGCCTCCATAGTTTGTTTTACAACTTCTTGTGCAAGTGTAATACCAATCATACTAAACGTGCCTTTAACACCACCACCAAACTTATCTATACTTTCACCAACTTGTCCAAATACTTGTTTTGGATTTTTGAACATTTGATAAACTAAATCGCTTTTTTTACTTTCATCAAATCCAAGAAGATTACCTAATTTATTACCAGCACCTTTTGCTCTACCAAAATCTTTTTCTGTTTCCACTATTTCATCTAGATCACCAGAAAGTTTCTTTAAATTTTCTAAATCATTCTCACTTATAGATCCATTATCTTTTTTTAGTTTGTTTATTCTTTGTAATTCATCAGCAATTTTTTTATTTATTTCTGCTTTTTTTAATTCATTCTCTATTTCAAGTTGTGCAAGAGATTCTGAATCATTATAAATTGATTTAATAAACTGTTGTTGTAATTTTAATTTTTCAATTTCTTTATCTAGGTATTCTACTCTTGAAGCACTACCAATTATGTCAACCGACGAAACAGGCGTAGCAGTAGTACCACCAGATGTTTGTTGTACCTTTTGTGAAATTGCTGCTACTAAACTTTCAATAATAAGATTTATGTCGTCTGCCATTTTTAAACCTCACTATTCTTTATGTTTGCTAAGACTTTCCAACGGTTTATAATTGATTCTGATAAATGGTCAGGTCTTTGCTCCCTTGATTTAGTATGTATTAATCTAAGTACTTCACTAGCTAAATTTTCTAATTGTCCAATTTTTTGCTTAAGTAAGTTTTTTTGTTTAAATAAATTAAGACTTGGTTTTTTAAATTCTTTTAAATCTGGTTCTAATTTATTTGTTATTAAAGTTTCAATGTCTGTATTTCCATCAATAATACTCTTGATTATAAGCAGTTTAATTTCTAATCCTAATAAAAATAAATACTTACCCTCTGGTGTTTCATTTGATTTAGCTCTTAGTCTTTTATAATTTAATCCTCCAATAAGAGTACCTAGACTAATTGTACCTAAAAGGATAGATAAACCAGTAATTGGATCTAACACTTCAGACACAAGACCAGCAAGATCATTAGCAAGATCTTGTCTTCTTTGCTGTTTTCTTTGATCCATAAAAATCTTATCTGATAATTGTTGAATTTTATTTTCAATTTGTTCATAAACAGATTTAAAATTTTGGTTAGATTTTAAAAATTCAACTGTTTTTTCAACAAAATTTATAAGATTGTTTTGATCTCTAAAATCAACATAATTTTGTACTTGAGACAATAAATCTACATAGTTAATTTCATCTGATACTTCCTCTACAGGTACTGGCGTTGCAGCCTCCTCTGTTGGTGCATCTTCTGGACCTAAAGGTACAGTTATTGCAGTTGTAGAAGTTGATTGACCTTTTTTCTTTTGTTCTTCGTTATAAGCTAAAGTATTTAAAGTAGAAAAAATTGGTGATGTTTTAGGTATAGGTAAGCCTATACCATTAGGTAACCAGCCACCATTTGCATTTGCTTTGTATTTAACATCCTTTAATTGAATTTCTGTTCCTATTTCTGGTTTCCAGTTGGAAGGTACAGTACCTTTTGGTTTGGTTTCTTCTGGTTCTTGTTGTGATTGAGAAGATTCAGTATCAGTAACAGGAGTTTCTTCTTTAGGTGATTTAGACTTTATTTTAGTTTGTGGGTTATAATAACTTCTAATTGCTTGCGTACCAGCAGCGGCAGTACCAGCTTTTGTTTTTTGTTCTTTTATTATTATCTTTATCATGTTATTAAATAGTTTATTAAAAAATAAAGGGGCTGTTAACCCCTTGTATTATCTTTTCTTTGAAGCTTTTTCAATTGCTTCTGATTCATCTTTTAATTGTTTTGCAAGTCTTTCAACAAACCACATTCTAAGACCAACTGGTAGATTATAGGCTTCAATAAACGACCATCCACCATGATACTTTAAAATAAAGAATTGTTCATAAACAACCTTTTGGTATTCTTCACTTAGGCCAAAAAAAGTCCGATGTAAACGGAACCTCCAACCTTGTTTCGTAAGAACAAGCTTTACATTCAAAATCATGAGATAAGTCAACATTTGGACTTATTATTTTATAAACTTCTCTTATTGCTCTTGAATCTTTTGCTGGAAGAAGAGCAGAAGCTTCTGTTATAACTTGTCTATCTTCTTTACCGTTTATTGATTTAATCATAACACTTAGTTGAAGAGTTAAAGAATCTAATTCTTTCTTTAATTGTTGTGCTTCTCTTGTTTTTTGTGCTATGAAGTTTTCATCTCTTCCTGTCATTAATTTTAATTCAACTGGAACTTTAAGTATTGGAAGATTAAACATAAACGTACAGTTTTCTGTTCTTACAATGTTAGACTCATTCAATTCTTCATCGGATACTGGTTCTTTTATGTTAAGAGAATTTAAATCAAACTCATACTCTTGTGATTTACCACATGATGGACAGGTTATTTTTGTTTGATAATCTGAACCATAAGCAGACTTTCTTGCTGCCACAATTATTGCATTTTTATCACCAACAAGTAATTGTTCTGATCTTATTGATTTATCAAGAATAATGTCTTGCAATACTTTTTCTAATGCAAGACCTTTCTTAAGAAGAGATACGTTTGTCAAAGTATCTTCATCTTTTGCTGTCATGTATCTTATTTCAATTGTTTGTTTACCGTAAAGTGGGTGTCCTTCTGGATAATACAAACCTTTTGATGGAAGATCTATAATTTCTGTTGGTACTACAAAATTTAATGCAGACGTAACAGGACCGTTATCGTCTTGTGGGCTTTTTGTATCCAAACCCAATCTTTCTAGGTTATTTCTCATTATTCACTCTATTGTTATTCTACGCTATACAATTCACACCATTCTGGTATAAATGTTACACTTAACTCATTTGATTCATCGGAAGAATAATCGTATGCACCAAATGAAATTTTAGTTATTCTTGGATTTAAAATTTTAAATTTTCTTTCTGATAAAATAGATAAATCTTTTATCTCAGTTGTTACTGGCTTTTCAACTGCAATCGATTGATAAGAACTAATTATTATTTCATTGCAGAAAATTGGTAAGTCTAACATACCAGTTCTATTTACACCATTAACAGTTGAAGAAGCCAAATAATCAGTAAACATTTTTTGCCAATTAGGAATTTGATCTTGTTGTTCTGTTACTGTATCTACAAATGTAACATTTATTGGCTCCCAATTAATTTCACCTTGTTGAAAATAGTGAACATAATTTGAAGCCAAACCTCTTTCAAAATTAAGATTCATTGAAGGGGCATCAATCTTTTTTACAAATAACTTAATGTTTTGCTCATTTGCAATACCAGACCAACCACCTTTACCAAATTGATTTGTATTAGAAAACTCTGCAATAAATAAATGTTTTTTAGATAATTCAATTCCACGTTGGGACCAAAACATTTATTACTCCAATTATTATGGTATTACAGATGAATCAAAACTGGTTTGGGTTATTTGTAGATCTGCCCAATCGTATCTGAATGTAAATGAAATCTCATTAATGTCGTCTGATGAATAATCAAGACCACCAAAGTTTACTGATTTTAACCAAGCATTATTAAGAGTCCAAGTTTCAAGAGAATTACCATTTGCATCAACTTGAATAATTTGAATTTGATCAAATTGTCTTGTTGCCGTACCTTTTGCCATTGTTCTTAAAGTAGAACCAGTAGCACCACCAGCAAGTGCAGAACCAGCAGCGGTAGGGGATTGATAACCAGCACGAAGAAGAACGTTATAAATAGAATCTGCTACGTCAGTTGTTGGACCGTTTGGAGTACGTGCATCATCATCTCCACCACCAGCAGAACCAGCAGGATCTATTACAGTTGCTGTTACTTCTTTCCAAGTTACTCTACCTGGATAATAAAACTTATGACCAAAGAAATCATGTATAGATTCTGTTACGTCAAACGATGGTTTATCGCATTTTTTTGCAATAAAACTTGGTAAATCATCAGATGCTGCTCCAAATCTAATTAAGAACTTAAACTTTCTTTTTGGTTCTAACGCTGCTTCATTCCAGAATGCCATTTAAATAATCCTCCAACCTTTTTTAATAAATAGTTATTAATCTATAAATGACGCACCAGAATCAGTTATTGTAAAGTCAATTGCAATGAATTCAATTGCTCTTGCTGGTTTCAAGAAGATTTTTGCGTACATTATGTTTCTGTCAACTAAGTCTGGTGTAGTTGTTGTCTTATCAAGAATTACACGGTAGTCGCTAAGACCCAATCTTGATTTAACTGTAGCAAGGAATGGATTTACTTGACCTGTGAATCTTGACCAAGTTACATCTACGTTTTGATCAAACAATAGAGTTGAAGCAATTCTTGAAATTTCTCTCTTAACAAAGATCATCATTCTACGAACATTAATTCTATCAAGAGCAGATGGTGTAACTTGAAGTGTCTTTTGACCAAAGATTACAATACCTTCTGCTGGAAACTGTGCGATAGGATTGATGTTGGCTTCGTAAAGAGTATCACGATCCTTAGAAGAAAGTTTCTCAGTAACACCTATTACTGGAATACCACCACGACCTTCAGTTAAACCACCTCTAGTAAATCCTGCTGGAGCAAACCAAAGTTCTTGTGTAGCTTGACCATAGGACATAGCACCAAGAGCTACAACAGATGGTGGTACAAATAAAGCTCTATTACTTACAGTATCAGTAACTTGTACCCAAGGATAGTATGTTGCGCCGTAGCTGCTATTTAATCCTCTGCCTTTAAGAGCATTAGCAACAGCAGTAGCAGTACCTTGGTATCTACTTTGTCTAGTTGTTGCAGTACCTTCGGCCTCTGGTTTGTATACGTTTGGAAGGTCAATAATTGCAAGGGCATCTGCTCTAGCTTCGCAAGTAGAGATAAGATGATTTGTAAGACCTGTGTTTGTTAGACCTGGAACTGTGATTATGTCAGTTACTAATGTTTCTGGGTCTGAACAAGTATCGATTGCACGCTTGTATGTATTGTATACGTAGCTTGTTGTTTCAGTTGGTGTACCAGTACTTATTAATGAATTTCTTAATGGTTCAGATTCTGTAGCATCGAAGCCATCAAAACCGTTGAAGAGTGGCATTGTAAATCCATTATAACCTTCATTAAGCACTCCTCTAAATCCACTATTTACGGCTGTCAATGAAGTACCAGCTAGTCTTGATCCAGATACATAAACAGCACCTATTGTACCTGCAACTGCGCCAGATACATCATCAAGTGTGAATACAAAAGAATCTTCAAGATAAGATTCACTTGTAAAGCTATAAGTTGAGTATTTGTTTGCTCTTGTTAAATCATAGTAAGCATTTGTAAATTCATTATTTGCTCCACCATCATCTGTTCTAATACCAAAGTAAACATTTGTTGGATCGCTAAGACCAGCATAAGAAGCAGAAGTTACAAGAGGAAATCTTGGGAACTGAATAGAAGCAGTTACGTTTGCTGCTGTGAAAGCAAATGTACCAGCAGAATAAGTTGGTCCATAACCACCAGTTACAGGCGCAGCAATTGTTGGATTAGATCCGCTTGTTATTGTGAAATTTTTGTATCTTGGAGGACCAAAGAAACCAAATGGAAGATAAGTTGGATCAATGTTACCAGCGTCTACATCATCATTCATTTCAACACGGATGTATTTAGAGTTATTAGTGTAAGTACCATACTCTCTTAATCTTCTATCTGTATCGCTCCATTGAACAAATTTATCACCAATTACTCTTGCAATGTAATTTGGAGAACCTGGATTAAGTGTTACGTTTGTAAATGCTTCAACTAATTGTGGTCTAATGTCTGTATCTTGTGCTGTTCTTATAAATACAGAGAATGTGCCATAATCATCAAAATCATTTGTTGGTGCTTTAATGTCACCTATTGAAATCTTGTAATTTTTCTGTTCATACTCACCAGCATCAAGTGTTGCAAATCTGAAAAGTTTTTGTTGATTTGCAGGATTAAAAGATGCAGCATTAGTTGTTAAATCTTGACCAATTACCCAACCAGTTTTTGCTGCTCTTGCTGAAATTTTGTGGTCACGAACATCTTGTGTTCCGTTTGTTAATGCAGAAATAAAACCATAACAATTAGCAGATGAAAGTGTGTAAGAAGGATTTTGAGTGCTAAATGTCTCAAGCAAGCTTCTTTCAAATGTTTCACCAAGCCAGTAGTATTCAAGATTGTCAGCAGTTGTAATGTCTGAATTTGTAAGTATTGGATTTGTATTGAAAACTTTTCTAATGTATTTATCAGAATCTTTATCAAAATTAAAGTTAGATGTATAAGTTCCACCTGGATATGTTACGATAGCTTGGAATTCTGCTGTAGAACCGCCTACTGTTGAAGCAACTACTAAGTTTGTTCCTTGATTTAAACTCATTGGTGAACCAGCAGTAAATCCTTTAAGTTGTACTGAACCAGATTGTACATACCAAATAGCAGCAAGAGTACCAGTAACGGCTGTACCAGCAGAAGCAGATGGGTATACAAATAAGCCAAATGCGCCACCACCAGAAGAGTTAGCAGTATAAGCATTGTCTGTTGTCCAACCAGCTTTACCAGCAGCAACTGCATTTGTGTGTTCGACACCAACTAGACGAATGACGTTAAGGGCTGGTGTGTTTCTAAGCCAAGCTTGTGCGGCATAAGCAGCGTATGTTGGTGCTACGTAATTTCCGTCACGCCATACATCTGTACCGTTATTGCCAGGAATTGGGTTACCAAATGTTTGTAAGAATTGAGAAAATGAATTGACATAAACAGGACGCATTGCTGGACCTTTCTCAAATCTGCCAATTATTGTTGGTCCAGTTTGTGCTGAATCTGAAGTACGAATTGAATTATCAATTTCCTGTACTTGAACACCTGGAGATACAAATCTGTATGATGAAGCTGCCATTTATTAGACTCCCTGCTTTTATTAAATGTTATTAATCAATAATAAATAGTCTACTAAACAGCAAAAGGCTTTAACTTCTATAGTTTGTTTTATTTTTAGATGTATTTAAAAATGTTTGAATGTCACCAAAGATTACTCTCTCTCTTGGTATTTTAACTTCAACAGCATTTTCTCTTATAATCATTTTAGGAGTTATTTGATTTTTATCATCACCAATTAAATAACCTATAACTTCTAAGTTAATTGTAGCAGAATAAGTTTTACGTTCTTCGTTTAATTGTGCTGCATTATTATCGAATTGAAAATCTCCTTTAATAAATGCATCGTATTTATGACCATCTTGTTGTAATTGTATGTATCTTGTATTTCCGTTTTTAGTAAAAAATGGAGTTGTTAATTCATTTAATTGTTGTTGATAATCGCATTTTAATGTTATTTGATAGCTTACTGTAACGTGAACTGGTATAGGAATAGTAATTGTTTCATAAACTATTTTGTTATTTTCTTTATAATTTGTAGAATTTAATGGAAATACTGGGTTTGATTTTGGTGATTTATTATACTTTCTATTATCTGCATCTTGAAAATTTGATGTTTTATCTTGTTGAATTCTTCTAGCTATAGTTATAACACCACCCTTTTCATCATTGATCGCTCTCAAATTTGCTGGTATAGATCCTGTTTTTGTAGGATCTTTGTTTATAGTTTTTCTTTCTATTGTTATAATGGGATAAATAACCATACCAGATGAATCGCGAATGTCTTTGTTATTTTTTAGCTGGTAAGCTCTTTCAGCAGAAATCCATGTAACTGGTACTTTTTTCCAACCTTCTGGATAAGTTGCAAACAAATTCATTTCATAATTTATCCAATTATAAAAAGCAAGATCTATTGTTTCTATTGTAGAAGATTGAAATGTTATTTCTTGTAAGTTTGTATCCATTAATTGTTAACCTGCATAAATAAGAACTGGAATCTTTTGACCTAGCTTCTGCATATCGTCAGACATTTTACCATCAATTTCAGCAAGTTTATGATAAGTAACTTGATCAAGAATTTTGTTAAGTTCTTCTTTAAGTTCTTTTCTTTCTTCTTTGCCTTCGCTCATTAATGCAGGACCATTTAAAGTTACTGATTCCCCAGGTATTGGAATTGTACTAAACTTGGATCTTACATGCCCTAGCATTTCTTTACAAATCGCAAGAGCATAACGACGTATCCATTGTTTACCCATTGAGTTAATACTATTATAAGGTATGTTTGCAAATGGAAGTGTGTTAATGTTGTTTACGCCATTAACAGTATCCTCAGCAGAGCCAGATGTTACTTCCCAAGGATTAGATTGATTTGTAATACTAAACTCTACCCAATAATGATCTATACCTATGTCTGGTGGTTGTGGAAAAAATCTTATTTTATTATTTTTAATCTCATAAGAAAAATGAGAATTACGTGTATAAATTGCTGTCTCGTATGCCATAGCTTGAAGCTTATTATGCCATGTTGGAATTACTTCAAATGTGCTATCATCTGCATACTGTCCATAAGAAGATAAATTACCAATAGCATTTAACCCACCATAATAACCAAAGAATCTCCACATTGAATTTGGAGTTTTATAAAAGACTCTTCTTATTATAACTCTTTTGTTTCCTACAGAACCAGAGAAAGGAACTGGGCTTCCACTAGCTGCATCATAATTATTTAACGAAGCAGATTCAATTATTGCTTGTAAATCATAATCTTGTACTTCTGCTGTTATTGGTATAGATGCAGAATAAATTGGTTCTGTTCCGCCTATACCAGTTTCAGTAGCAAAAGCATCACCATATCTTGTATAGTAATGTAAATTATACTTTGGATAAGCTAATTCTGGATTTTGTCCAACAAGAGCAGAACCAGCTTTAAATTCACCATCTTGGTTAAAAGAACCAGTTGATGCACCTAACATTGTTGGAAGAGCGTTGATTGATTGGTGAAGATTAACTAAGTAAGAGTATTCTAATACTGCTTCTTCATAAGCTGCATAAACATTTCCTGTTGTTAATTCAATGTCTAATATGTCGCCACCAAGTCTTTTATAAACAAACGCTACTTGATCAGCAGCACCAGAAAGAAAATCACCATTAGAAGAATAAATTCCTAGAGGTAGTGCTACTGCAACATCTGCTGGATTGCCAGAAGATGGTAGTACAACTGCACTTAATGTGGATGCTGGAGTTAAAACAGGAACTGCCATTCAATAAATACTCCTCGATACTTTAAATAGTTATAAATAAAAGAAACCCCCCATAAAGGAGGGTTCTTATGTTTTGAAACTAACTATACTCTAGAATAAATAAATGCCCAGTTAGTTGTACCAGATTTAACTGCTACAGCACCTGTGCTAGCTGATAAAATAAGACCAGTAGCAGCAGCTACACCGTTTAAAGTTTCGGAACCAGTACTATAAACTTTAATGTTAGCTGCACCAACGTTAGATAAAATATAAACTTCACCAGAAGTTGCAGTAGTTGGTAATTTTACACCAGAGTTAGCGGCACCAGAAACATTCGTTACATGGTTTGAAACAGCTACTGCATCATTAACTGTTGTACCAGCAGCATCAAGATTGGCAGAAGCTACATCTGATAAAATTAAACCAGAACCAACAGTTGTATCACCAGATGTTGCAACACTAGACATTGTTTGAGCAGCAAGTTCTTTTCTCATTCTTGCTACGCTAAATTTAGAACCCATTTAAATACCCTCCTTGGAATTAACCAACACAATAAATAGTTTTATAAAACAAGAAAACCCCCAAACTTTTCAGAATGGGGGGTTTTCTTTTCCTAATTAGGCTGCTTTATCAAGCTCCGCTTTCACCAAGGAGGCCACGAATGATTACCAAGCCGTAAAGGTCTGGTTTAACCATTTTCTTAGCGTAACGGGTCATTACGCCTTTGCGTGGAACAAAGTCCTCAGTACCAAAGATGGTAGGAGTGACTTGTAGTGGTACGTATGGTGCGTAAACGTAACCAGATTCAAGGAAGCTGGAACCCTTACGACCAACGAGGATTACGTTACGGAGGAAGTATGGATCAACGTATACATCAAACTTCTTGGAGATTGAACCAACGTTAACTGCGCCAATTTCACCTTTCTCGTCTTCGTGAGTTACTTTAGCTCTGAAGCCAGATGTGAACTCAAGAATGTTTGCGGTTTCTGGACCACATACGATGAAGTTAGCACCGCCACGGAGGGTCTTTCTGTGGATTTGGGCTGAAACGTCATTGATTGTTTCAATGAGGGTTTCGTACCATGCACTTACAGTACCTGTGAAGTCTGGAGCTTTAGCTGATGCACCAATCTCAACACCTGTGGTTCTGTTGACGAAAAGACCTGGGGATCTTGACCAGTAGAATGTACCAGCGGTAGCACCTTTGATAAGATCTTCAAGAATTTCTCTGTCAATTTCAAGACCAATTTGTTCAGAAAGAATTGAGGTAAGCTCAACTTCTGCATCAAGATTGTGGTAAGCATTAAGGTCTTGACCAAGTTCTGGTGTCCATTTTGCTTTGAGTTTCTTGGTTACAGCGGTGATGCTGATTGAATCGACTTTGATATCGATTTCTGGGATATTTGCATTACCTTCAAGACCCCAAGTTGATGTACCAGCAATAGCACCAAGAGCGTTGGTTGAACCAGCAGCTACTGATGTACCAAATGGATCAATAATTGGGAAACTAAGTACTGGTGAAGTTCCAGCAGCAGTTACGTCTGTTGAAACGTTAGCAGCAGTTTTACCAGCAGCACCAGCAAATACAAAGTATACTGCATCTGCTGAGGTTGTGTGGGAACCGACTACTGTTCCGTCACCAAGTCTTGTAAGTCTTCTGACAAGAGTTGAGTTGTTAGAACCAGTTAAGTTTGGTGTTGAACCACTTAAAGAAACAGCAACAAAATCTTTTTTGTTAAAGTTTGTAAGGGAAGCCAAACTTGCTGATACTAGTACTAATGCAGTACCTGTTCCAGATGCACCAGAAAGGAAGTCAGCGTCATAACGTACCCATGAATCAAGTGTTCCGTCACCAAAGACACCAGAAGCAAGAGCGACGAATGTTGGGCTTGTGTATGAACCTGTTGGTGAACTGTAACCATTATTCATGTTGTAAAAAGCTTTCTCAGCATTTAAACCAGTTAAGCTTACACCGCCTGTGATTTGTTGACCAAGAACACCACCACCGTAGAGTGAATCATTTGTTCCGTAGCCAAGTCTTGGGGCACCAGCAGTATCTGAAACCTTGAAATCAAGGAAGAAGATAAGACCAGATGGAAGGCTCATTGGTTGTACGGAGACTAAATCATTGGCGATAAGACCAGCAAATACTCTGCGAACGATTGGGAATGCAACTGCTGCGAAACCTTCTACGTCACCAGATGCCATTGTGTTAGACTCACGAAGAAGCTCTTTAGCTTGATTTTCGAGAAGTCTTGCCATTGTGTGTTTGGTTCTCTCGTTAGAAAGACCTTCAAGAAGACCTGTTTTTTCCCATTTACCTAAGAGGGCTGAGCCTTCTGCTTGAAGATCTCTTTGTACCATACCCTCTGTCAATTTTTCAATAATAGACATAGTATAACTCCTTAAATGTTATTTATTTTTAATACCAGCTAATCTTTGCATTCTCTCTATTACTGGAGGGGTTGCATCGTTATTTCTGGTTTGCATGATTATTGATGAAGTTCTATTAATTGCTTCGCTTAGTGATTTTGGAGCAGTAACTTTGTCATTGCCCGCCACGGTGCTTTGAAGTGTTTGGTAGATTGTTTTTGCTTCATCGGCTGTATTTGCATTGGATAGTGCTTCGACAATCTTATTTTTTTGTCGCTCATTCAAGGAGTTACTATTCAATACTTTATTTTTGTATAAAAGTTTGGCATTTGAAACTGTTAAAGATTCAAGCCTCTCTTTAAGTGTTGAAACTGCTGATTCGTACTCTTCAACTCTGTTTGCAAGTGCTTCAGCAATTTCAGAAATTTTAGCAAGTTTACCTTCGACTGAATCTAGTTTTCTTGCTAATAATTTATTTTCTTTTGTAAGTTTTTTGTTTTCTTCGCCAACTTCTGCGGCTTTTTCTTCCGATGCAAGTTGGGCTTTTTTTGCAAGTGATACGTCTTTTGCGTATTCTACTTCAAGTGAATTAGCAGGGTATTCAATGTTACCGTATGGAACGTTTCTTGCATCAACTGTAAGTTTTTCATAAAGGTCAAGAAGTTCGTCTTTATCAACTTCGTATTCTTCTTGAAGTGCTACTGGTTCTGGACCTGGGGTTGGCCCTAAACTGGTTGGTGTTTTACCACCTATTGGCACTCCAGCTTCACTAGCCATATCTTCAATGTCAGAAAGATTTAAATCAATTGTTACTTGTTCTTTGTCTTCTGGGCAAGCACATAATTTTTGACCATCTCTAAAAGCTGATGGGCTTTGATTTCTTACATTAGCACCACCACCCATAGGTTGATCACCACCCATTCCAGCAGCAGATGTACCAACACCAGATGCTTCCGCAGCAGATGGTTCAGTAAATCCTTCTTCTTGCTCTAAAAGACTTCTTAAAGCTTCTTTTACATCTGTTGAGTATTTTTCTAAAACTTGAGCCTCTGCATTTTTAAGTGCGGCTTCTTTAAGTGCAGTTGCATCAATAATTGCTTGTTCTAACAAAGAAGACATTAAATTGTTCTCCAATTTCTAATAGTTAATCATACTTAAATAGTGTGTAAAAATAGAAAATACTAATTATTTATTCAACACTAAAAAAACCTTTAACTTTTGTGATTAATTGATTGTTTGAGTTATAAAATTCTACAACACCAGGATCTACACATTCATAAAATTGAATGTTTATTATTTTATTATCATTTATATAAAGTGTAGGTTCTTGATAATTAAACCAATTAGTTATTTTTACTAAACTTATATCATTATTACTTTCTAATAATTGAATTACACAATCTCTAATTGTCATTATGGAGCCGCCTTTAAAGCAATAGCTTCTGCTGCTGTTGTTTCGTCGGAAGATAAAATGTGGTATAAGTCTGTAGAACCAGATCTAATTGTTTTTAATCCAGCTTGTGCTACACCAAAACCATAAGTTTCTCTACTGTACCCAACTGTATACTGACCTAATGAAGAGTTATTTCTTGTTATGTACATCTTTTCAAAGAAATAATTATCATTAACATCAATGTTCTCAAATAGTTGTGGACCACCGTGAGAATAATGTCTTCTTACACCATTTGTAAAAGTTGATGTTCCTGGTATAAAATAACCACAATGAGCTTGAGAAATTGATAAAGCACCTTGATAAAGATAAAAATTTGATTGTCTTAAGTGTGTATTCCCAAGGCCAGTACCTATAGTTGCACCTAATGTTGAAATACCATACAATCTATTATCTGATTCTGCCGATGCTATGTATTGATGCTTGGTATCTTCGTATGATGCAATTGGTTGAAAAATAGCACCAATATGACACCAGTATTGCAATGTATTGTTTAAAAACATTTGTAAGAATACATTTTCTTGTGACACAAATGGTCTTACTACTGCTGTTGTAATATTTATTGTGTTTGGAGCTAAATACCAATAGCCAGAAAAACTACCACTTGTCATTGGTGTAGTGCTTGACCAACTTGAATAAGCACCAGGATTTAACACCATTCCAACGTGACCATAATTAAGTGTAAAAGAAGTATCTGGAGCTAACATAGTAGGACCAGAAGCGGGCGCACTTGAAGAACCAGCAAAAATAAATGTTGGATTTTTTGTAAGCGATGCTGTACTTGGAACTGCTGTATTGTAAACTGCTTCTGTTATGTTTGTAGCACTTCTAAATCTATTCCAAGTCCAAGTGTGCGAAGAGGGTATTGTAGTTCCTCTATAGTCTGTTGTTGAAATTAAAGACCCATAAATAGCATCTAAAAATTTATCAATAGTTGCAGCAGTTGGTGATGCATCTGGTAATCTGTAATAAGTTAAATCTGGTAATGGTGTTATCTCATAATTTGTCATGGTGCTGCCTTCAATGCAAGAGTTGAATAAACGTTATTCTGTGCTTCGTCTGCTGTGATTATGTGAAACTTATCTACACCTTCGTCACGTATGACACCCCTCATGTTGTTTATCATGATACCAGTTGCAGGATAAATTTCTCTATAATGTCCAAGTGCTGCATTACCACCACCATGACCAGATCTCATAACTCTATTTTTATCAAACACATATTTACCAGTTAAATCTTGAGAGTAAAATGAAGAGTTAACTAAATGTGTACTAGCTCTTGCAACAAGCATAACTGTGGATGTTGTTGGCAGGAATGCGTTACTACGATTGTATAAAAATCCTGTATTTACTGCTGATAAAAATGTTGTCGCTAATGCAGTTGTTCCAGTTGTTGTTAGACCATAAATTCTATCATCTGGTTCTGCTGTTCTTGTACCACCAGCACTACTTGAATAACTATTGTGTGGTTCATAAATAGCACCAGCAATTGAAACATATTTTGAAGATGTAGTAGCTCTTAAAACAGTTACAACAACTTCTTGAGAAACATAATTTCTAATTATTGTACTGGTTCCTATCGTTACCGCCGATGGGGCTACTCTTGAGTAACCTAAAAAAGAACCTGCTGTCATTGGCAAATTATTTGTCCAATCTGTATAAGTTGTACCATTTATGTTAACACCAACGTATAAACTTTGTGATGCATAAGTATCAATTGTACCAGTTTTTGGTGTAGCAGAACCAGTAAATCCAGCATAAATAATTGTTGGATTTTGTGTCATTGTAGTGCCAGTTGGAACAGCGGTATTATAAATTGAAGAAATACTACCAGATGTTGATCCAGTTGCCCAAGTCCATAAATGCGTTGAAGGAATTGCTGTTCCCCTATAGTCAACCGTACTTGTCAAAGAGGTTAATAAATTTGTCAACATTTGTTGTATGTTAGAACCAGAAAATGTAATATCTGGCATTCTATAAAAAGTTAATTCTGGTAAAGGTAAACTCATGGTGCAGCCTTTAAAACAATAGATTGTGAGCTTGAAGCTGTGTTATAAGATAGAATATGATACAGATCGGTAGAACCGCTTCTTAAAGTGTTTGTTGCGTTTGTTAAATTTTTACCTAGTCCATATATGTTCCTTAACATACCAATTCTATAAAGTGGTGCTACTAATTTTGCTACTGGCATTTCACTAAGAACCCAATTACCATTTAAATCTTTTTCACCATCAGTAGCAGCCAAACCATTTCTCCAAGGATTGTTTACTGTAACAATTTGAGGATATGTAAATGGCATAATACAACCAGCATGATTTTGGTTTATACTTCCATTGTGTGCGTTGAATGTATTATCAGCAACAAATGTAGATGATATACCAGCAGTATTAGATGTATACAAACACAAAATTCTATCATCTCTTTCGGCAGTAAAAACAGTACCATCTGCATTAGAAGTATATGGAGTTATTCCTGCTCCACCATAAAACCAATATTGTGTTGTACCGTTTTGTATAACTCTTACAAACACAGATTCTTGTGAAACGTAACTTCTAACTACTGTTGTAGTAGCATTTGCTGTTGTAGCAGTAAAATTCCATAATCCTATTTCTTCGCCTGTTGTGAACGGATTAGAACCTGTCCAATGTAAATAAGCACCAGGATTTCTTATAACTCCAACAACAGAAGTAGAGTTAGTATAAGTATCTGGAGTAAGCATAGAAGCTGGTGTTGTGGCAGAGTTATTGCCAGCAACTAGTACAGCAAAATTGGTTGTTCTTCCAGATCCAGCAGGTAATGCAGTACTATAAACAGCAAGACCAGTAGTGCTTGAAGTAGCCCAAGTCCATGTATGTGTAGATGGTATTGCCGTTCCTCGATAATCTACAGAACAAGTTAAAGTATTATAAACTGCTGTGAGCAAACCTTGAATAGTTGCTGCTGCTGGTTGAGCGTCTGGTAATCTATAAAATGTTAAATCGGGTAAAGGTAAGCTCATACAGCCGTTCCAGAAAATGTTACTGATGTTGGTGCAATTTGTTGTCCAGCAAAAGGAACTGCAAAAGAAACAAAAGCAGAAAATACAAATGCACCAATTATTTTATTTCCAGATCTCTTTAAGTATTGTCCGTCTTCTATTCCTTGTATTGGAAAAGAGCCTGTTGTATCATTTATTGCAGATGATGTTACTTGTGTAATATTTGAGCCATTACCATTAAACGAAGCAGTAACAGCAGTTAAGTTTATAGAACTTGCAAGATTTAATGTTACATCACCACTTGTACCACCACCTGTTAGATTTGTTCCAGCGTTTACTGCTGTTATGTCACCAGAGCCTCCTCCACCACCAACACCAGATAACGAAGAACCATTTCCAACAAAAATTGATGCACTAAATTGTGATGGTGTAATTGTTACTACAGTTGCACCACCAACAACAAAATCTATTTGATTATTTGAAAAATCTATTTTTGTATCTCTTTGTGGATCGCTGCCTGCAACTATATCGCCTATTACTTGTACGGAACCAGTTCTTGTATAACCAAATGCCATGTTTTTTTCTCTCAAAATAAATAGATATAAAATAAAAAAAAGGAAGGCACCATCTCTGATGCCTTCCAAAATTCTAATATAAAACCAGAACTTAATTCTAGATTAGAAGATTCTCCATGTATCTGATGCTACATACACAAATTCAAGTGCTGCCCAAGGTGATTCAAGAACTACGAAAGTTTCACCGTCTATAGTTTGGGAACCATCTTTGTTAATTGTAATTGTGTTTGTTGTACTACAATCTGAGCCTGCTTTAACCTTAACAGAATTACCAACGGTCAAACCAGCAGAGGCAGGTAATGTAACAGAAACAGCACCACCTACAGTACCAAAGTAGTTAACACCAGTAACCAATGTTGCACCACCAACAGAAGCAGATACTGTTGAAGCCATTGAGCCAACAAGTGAACCATTGAATGTACCATAGAAGTTGGCTGCTTGAATATCGATAAGACCAGCAGAGCTAGAAGCTACAAAGATATCATTAGAAGAAGCTGCTGCGCCTTCACCGTCATTTTTATATGTCCATTGTACACTTGCACCACTTACAAAGAAACCAGCACCATTAGCAACAGTACGATCAGCGGCACCATCGGCAAGAACTATTTGTTTATCTTCAATTACTAATGTACCAACAGATGCAGAGAAAGTATTACCAAGTACAATTAAGTCACCATTGACTGTAAGTTTTTGAACAGATGAATCACCAAGAGATACTGTCAAGCCACCATCAGTTACTGTAACGCCACCAGAAGAAACTCTAACTCCAGAAGAAGCAGTTATTGATGAACCAACTTGCAAATTGCTTGAAGCTGATAGAGTTGTGAATTGACCAGCAGCTTGTGTTGTGCCACCTATAGGTGTTGCATTGATTGTTCCTCCACCAATTGTAACATTGTTGGAAGTCATAGATTGGAATGTTGCGGTACTAGAACCAGTAATAGTTGTAACTACAGTAGCAGCTAGTGTAGCACCTACAGATGCAGTAAGTGTTTGACCAGTTATGGAATTGCCTGCTCTTACTCTATTAGAAGCAGAAAGTTCAGTAGCACTTACACCAGCCCATAAATTTCCTGGTACACCAACATTTCCTTCATTATTTACTTTTGGATTTAATGATGAAGTAAACAATCCATTTACATATATTGTATCTGCACCAGCATCACCTAATGTTACATCGCCTTTAAATGTTGCTGCTCCGTCTACAGTTATTGTAGATGAAGCAGAAAGCGTTGTTGCTCTAACGGATGATTGGGTAGTAGCACCAATTGTAGTACCGTTAATTGCACCACCGTTAATGGCTACACTTGTTCCTGTTAAGTTTGTTATGGTAACGTGACCAGTTGTATCTGCAACGGTAACAGCAGCAGTACCATCTTTTGCTTTTATGTTTGTTACTTCAATATTTGTTGTATCAACTGTTGTTAAACCATCTAATGAAGTAGCTGCTACTCCACCTAGAGAAACAGAAGTACTACCTATAGTTACGCTACTTGCTGCTAATGCTGTTGTTGCTACAGAAGAGTTTGGTAATGTAACTGTACCAGCGGATACTGTAAGACTATTACTGGAAGTTAAGCCTTCTTCTGCTGTAAAAGAACCAGAAGCTACAGCAGGCCCCCTTTGAAATTTATATGCCATGTTATTTTGTCTCCTATAAAAAAAAAGACACATAACTAAACAATTAAATTTAAGTTATGCGCTACATTAGTAAGTAGTGTGCTGGTCTAGTATATGAAGTATTTATTTGACCCATTTGAATAAATATTTACTGCTGAGTACGGTGACTCAATAACTACTGTTCCTTCTCCATCAATTGTTTGACCAGAAACAGAACAACTTAAAGTAATTGTATAAGTGTCTGCCATTCCTCCTTCGTCTTTTACAATAAACATTTGACCGTCAGAAAGAGTAGAAGCGTTTGGAAGAGTTAAAGTTATGCTCGCTGTAGCAGTAGCTGTATTTACACCAATTATGTTTTGTGCAGCAGTTATTGACAAATTACCAGATGTTGTAGTTCTTCTTACAACAAAACCAGAATTAGCGGTAAACTTTGGTATTGTATAATCAAACAATAGATCGGAAGAACCACTTATTTCTCCAGCAGATCCTGTCTTAAATTGTATTGCCGTTAAAGGACCACCACCAGTTGCAGAACCACCACCAGCAATGTTTGTTAATAAAGAACCATTACCTACAAAAAAAGAAGCTGAGATTATAGAACCAGATAGTGCGTCAATAAAAGTTTGACTACCAGTAACTCTATTTTTACCTTTGATAACTTTATAAGCCATTTAAAATCCTATGCTACGTGCCAGCCAGTTGAAGTGCAATAGATAATAATTGCACCATGATCAGAATCTATAGTGAATACAGACAAACCATCAATAGTTTCTCCAGATGATGCTGATACGTGAATTGGGTTGGTAGTAGCATTACCTGTTTCATCTTTAATTATTATTGTTCTTCCAGCAGTTGTTGTTGTGGTTGAAGGCAAAGTAATTGAAGCTGTTGCAGAAGTTGTATTAACTCCAATTAAATAGTCGGTTGAAAGAACATTATAACTTCCAGAAACTAAAACATTTCCATAAACTATTGCACCATTAAATGTAGAAGTTGATGATACTGTTAAAGTATTTGTAGTTGTGTTATTATTAACTATCAAACCACCAACAGTAATTGTAGATGGGTTTGTATATGTTGACGAATAACCAGTAGAAGTAGAAGTTGTAACTCTTGTTGTTGGAATAGTGTCTGCATTAAATT